AAGTGATATTCAAGGGTTATCCTCTTTAACGTCACCCGATAAGCGTAAAATGATTCTAAAAGAAGCTCTTAATCTCTCCGTATACAGCAAGTATGAAAAAAGAGCCAGAGAAAAATCATCAGAACTTGCTAAAAAAATAGCCGGACATAAGGCTGTTGTTTCATTATTAGGAAAACCAACAGATGATATTATTTTATATAATAAACAATTATCAGAAGTAAATGAAGCTATAAAGGTTAAAGAAGCAGAACAAGAGCAACTAATCATAGCTGCCGCCGAATATAAAGACAATTTAGCGCTTTTGCAAAAATCCATAGGATCAGAAGCTGTTGATGTGCAAAATAAATTACAAGATCTTAATAAATTAAAAATTAAAACTCAAAATGATTTAGATAAAACAAATAAGTTCATACTTGAAAAAGAGAATATATTAAAAATATTACAAGAAAGAAAAAATAATAAAGAGAAAACATTAAAGCAACTAATTAAAGAGTATGACGGTCATAAAGAAGTAATATGCAGAGAACAAAGCGTTATTAAAGAAGACTTAAAAAAAGCTTCTGAAAATGAAAATAATGGAAAAGCGCATATAATTTCATTAGAGAATAAACTTAAAGAATTACAGAAGCCGTTTCCGACCGGAAGCAAATGTCCACAATGCCGCCAAGCTGTTCAAGAAGAGCATAGAAATGAGTGTCTAATAAAGATATCTACTGAAATATCTTCTTTTTTAGAAGACATTTCGTCTAAAAAGAAGATGCTTGAATCTATTGGAATTAAAAAAATAAAATTAGAAAACGAATTATCAAGCGCTGTTGAACATATAAGCACTTGCAATTCATTAAAATATCAAATAGAAAATAAAAAGAATGATATTCAGAGTGATATTGAATATTACAAACAGGCAGAAGAAATGATTTCTTTTTTGATAAAAGAAAGAGATATTCATTCTAATAATTTATTAGCATCCTGTGTAAAAGAACAAGAATTGCAAGATCTTATTAAAGAAATAAATATTGACAATACTAATCTTAAAATATTTAATATAAAATCAGAAATTAAAAAAATAAACGAAAAATTAAGTGCGATAATATCGGACATATCTTCATTAAGAATTGAAACCGGCTCGATTGCTGAAAAAATCAGTTCCAAAGAAAAAAATCTGACTCAACTTCAAGAGCTTAATAGCACCATTAAAACTCTTGAAAAAGAATATAAAATCAAGCAAATAGTTGTTCAAGGATTCAGCTCAAGTGGAATACCTACGGTTATTATATATACAATTCTTGATGATTTACAAATAGAGGCAAATAAGATTTTACAAGAATTACGCCCAGGATTAGAATTACAATTTTCAATTATTAAAAGCAAAAATGACGGTCAGCAAGAAGACACATTAGATATTTCATACCGTTTACGAGGCGTTGAATACGAAGGCGAGCAGCTTTCTGGTGGACAAAAGATGCTTATTGCACTAAGTCTACGTATAGGGCTTGCCTTCGTCATACAGCGCCGTCTTGGTATAGATATTAAGTTTCTTGCATTGGATGAAGTAGATGAGAAACTTGATGAAGGAAGAGTTGAAGCATTTATGAGTCTTATTAAAAAATTACAACAAACACATAAAGTTTTCGTAATATCGCATAATAAAAATCTACAAAAGCGATTTAGCAAAATAATTATGGTAGAGAATGATGAAGAAAACGGTTCAACAGCAAAGGTGAGTGATTTATGGTAAAAATTGCAATTTCTGGAAAGGCTAATTCTGGCAAAAATACTGTTGCTCAGTTTTTAGGCACAAACCTTTGCAAAAAAGGTGAAGATTTCAAGGTGTTAGCGTTTGCAGACCCTATCAAAAATATGATTATGTCTATGTATCCTACCACAAATCCTGAAATATTATGGGGTCCATCTGAGCTAAGAATGACAAAAGTTCCAGGAACAAATATTACATTTAGACAATTATTGACAGATTTGGGAAAACTTGGCAGAAGCTATAATGTAAATGTATGGATTGATGCAACCATTGCTATGGCAAATAAATATGCAGAAGATAATATTAAAACGATTTTATCGGACTGTCGTTTTTCTAATGAGCTTAAAGCTGTTAAAAAAGATTTCTTTTTAATTCGCGTTGTTCGTCCTAATAACGCTTATGGAAAAAATATTGAGTCAAAAGATATAAGCGAAATAGATTTAGATGGAGTTCCTGATAGCGATTTTGATGAAGTTATAGTAAATGATTGTTCATTGCAAGAGCTGGAAAATAAAATAAAAGAGCTTGTTATTAAGCGATTTTAACGATATATATGCATTTTTTGCCATATACATATGACGTGATATATGGCTATAAAAAAACTATCAAAAGATTTTCGTGAAAATTATATAACTATGCTTATGGAGTATGGTGAAGATAATTTATATAAAAGAGTATCCGAAGAAGGATTTTTATTAGACAAGGTTGGTGCGCCAAATAATATTTTAGATTATTCTGAAAGTTTTTTTGCATTATATGTAACGACCGGAAAAGAAGAGTATTTTACAATAGGAAAAGTGTTACGACGGGCCGCTCACGCTATTTATAGAGCATTACAGCGTAAAAATGATGAAAAGCTTTTTAATAAACGGTTCTTAAATCAAATAAAATAGGAAAAAATGAGCGTCATATCCGTTACCATTACAGCTTCATCGGTCCAAATAGTTTCGGGAATACCCGAATACGTTTCTTTATCCTCAAATATTCCTTGTTCTATTTTTTATACTCTTGATTGTTCAACGCCTACAACTTCTTCTAATATTTATATCGGACCAATATATTTATCAGAAAAAAAACCGCCAATTACAATAAATATATTAGCAACAGATGGCGTTGATAGTAGTCCGATAATATCACAAACGTATGTTGTAACAGGATTTGTTGGTGATAGAGTCCCGCACGCCACCGTAAAGCACTTAGATCAGCAAGAAGAAAATCGTCTCAATATATTTCCATTTGGCGATACATTTCAAGGCGTCAACGTAGAATACGGCGCTGTTGGTGGCATCACAGTAGATGATAATGATGGACACGGAATATTAGATGGATATGACGGGCAAGGTAATGGAACGGTTGTAGCCGGTCAAACAGATCTGCCTTTGTATGATTATGATATGGTATATTCTGAGTCTAATTCGGAAGGTTTACGAGGATATGGCATAGGAACGTTGCCAGCGCAAGTTACTATTAGAGTTCCGCCATCTGCTTCTGCTAAACAACCTGAATCTTCTAACGTCAATAGTCCATTTTTTAACCCAAAAGCTTTGGTAATTTATCAAGATTCAAGAGATACGCCATTGGATCCGAACGCTCCAATAATAAATAGACAGTTTTTTTCATTAGAAAATCCTGAAACAACTAAAACTGGCGCTTTATTATTTAATACCGGACTTGATGGAATGCAACCAACCGGATCTTTTGTAAGGTCTGTGTTTAATCCTAGCGATCAAACAATTACTTATTATTATTTTGACTCGTCTACTTTGCGTTGGATTATCAGCAAAGAGCCGTATACGCCAAAAAACAGTAATATAGGAAATTATTCACAAATCACGTTATCTCCAAGAAGACAAGGAAACGGTATGGTTTTTAATTGGATGCCGTTCAAAGGATCCAGGCTCATTTAATGATAAAAAGCATAAGTCGAGAACGTGTATTTAGCCCATAATACATATTATGGCCATAATATTAGATAAGAAACCGGATAATAAAGAAATGCTTTCATTAAGCGTTTCTCGCGTTAAATGCTTTGATACTTGTAAAAAACAATATTATTTTCAATATATTGAAAAGTTGCCGTCCAAAGACTGGCAGCATCTTACCTTGGGCAAAATGGTTCACGAGGCTTTAGAAAAGTTTCATAGGGTGTTGATCGCCGACCAATCATTGCCATATAATAAAGTGATGACAGAGAGTTTTAACTCTGCGTTAAAAACATTTGCTTCTTCTTTATCAGAAGAGTCAAAAACAGAAAGTATAGAGATATTATCAAAATATATAAAGGTTCTTTCTGAACAAAAAAAGAAAGATTCCCTGCCGAAGTTTTTATCAGTTGAAAAAAACTTTTATATAGGCGTTGATGATACATTATTGATAAACGGTTTTATAGATCGAGTTGATATGTGTCAAGACGGTATGATAAAGGTGGCAGATTATAAGACCACAAAAGATAAAAAATATTTACAAGATCCTTTTCAACTTATGACGTATGCTTATACGTTGTTTTTAGCAGATCCCTCTCTTAAAAAAATGAGGGGTTCTTATATATTATTGCGTCATAATTTTCAAGAAATTACAACAGAGTTTGATCGTGATACTGTTATAGAGACTGTTGAAAAAAAGTTTATAGATTATGCAGCAAAGATCAGATCAGAAAAATTGTGGCGTCCTAATCCGCAGTTTCTTTGTAAGTTTTGCTCATTTCTTGATCATTGTCCAGAAGGAAAACAGCAGCAAGGTATAATTGATTCAACACACGGAAAAATTGATTGGTAATAAAGGAAAGAAAATATGACAATAGAGTGTAACGAAGTAGAGTTTTGTAAGATGCAGATTCATTATCAAGCTGAGCCTGCCAAGGTAAAAGAGAAAAGACAAGAAGCGATTGTTCAATTTCGTAAAATCCAAATCCCAGGTTTCCGTAAAGGAAAAGCTCCTGATCAGGCCATTGAAATTAAATTAAAAAAACAAATTGATGATTATGTTAAACACGAAATGACAGTTGAAGCATACAATGATATAATCTATGAAAGCAAAATTAAGCCTATTGGACATCCACAAATAACTAAAATGGATTTGCATGATTCTAATTTTAGTTGCGATTTAATGGTTCTTAAAAAGCCAGATGTTGAATTAAAGCAATATCGTGATTTTTCTATTCCAAAACCTCATCAACAATATTCTGTTGCTGAAATGGTTGAAAAAATGCTACAAGAACTTCGTGTCAAATTCGCTGACGTTTCTCCATATGGAGAAAATGATTTCGTCACAATCGGTGATAAAGTTACTCTTGATTGCATATGTCTGACTGACTCTTCTTTATCAAAAGAAGGTATATTATATGTTGTCGGAGATAAATTATTCCCAGAGTTTGATGACAATATTCTTGGGATGTCAGCCGGAGAAGAGAGAACGTTTAGTGTAAAAAATGTTGATGGAGCTGTAATTGATTGTAAAGTTCTTATTCATATGGGAATGAGAAATACGCCAGCGGCGCTTGATGACTCTCTTGCGCAGCGCGCCGGATTTGAGTCATATGCTAAAATGAGAGAAGCCGCTAATGGTATTGCTACAGGAAGAGCGCAGGAGCAAGAAAATCAAGCAATTTCGCAACAGGTTGTGAAAAGACTACTTGCTGAACACGAGTTTGAGATACCAAGCTGGCTAATTGCGGTTGAGGCCAAACAATTAGCAATGCAATCCGGCGCTGATTTTAGCAAACTACCCGATGAAAATAAAAACTATTTTATTGCTGCTGCTAAAAGCAATGTAAAGTTGACGCTGATTTTAGACGAAATAAAAGATAAAGAGCCTGAAACGGTATTTACCGATATGGAGCTTATGGATATTATTAAGCATCGTGTGGCCGCTATGGGACAAGATCCTGAAAAGTTTATTGTCGAGTCGCGTAAAGATGGAAGACTAATAAGTCTATTAGCCGCTCTGCGTTCAGAGGCGGTTTTAGAATGGATTGTAAAAAACAGCAAGGTGGTAGAATAATGGTTAAAAATAAAAAAGATGACGGCAGCGAAGCTAATCAAAGCTCTTTTCCTAAAAAGTATGCAAGTAAGCTTCCTGATGGCTTTCAAGAGCAAGCTGACTCAATGTCAACAGAGGAATTAAAAAAGAAACTTGTTCAAGCGGAACAGGTTATTTCCAGCACTGATAAAGATATGGAAAACGATTTGCGTCTTGAAGATGCAAAAAAGCAAGTGAAAGAGCTTTCTGCTGATTATAAAGAGACGATAAATAGCTATCAAGCTGTAGTAAGATATATTGTTTATGTTCTAAATAATCGAGGCGTTTAATGGATAATATTAAAACCGGTCAGAGATATAAATGGCCAGAGCCGGGAAAAGAAGTAATTATAGAGATTGATAATATCATATTAAAGGAACAATCTGCAACCGGCAAACATCAATTCGGCGTGCGATGTTTTCAGATAATCGGTAAAAATACCGGATGGACCCAGTATGCTTACCATATTGTCGAGTCAATAGACGGATGGGAATTGATGCCAAATCAACATAAGGCCGAATATGAAATGAAATATATTGTTCCATCTGGAACTTCATTAAAACCAGTAGTTGTTATAACTGAATAATGGCTCTGAAAATTATTCCTTCCTGCTGTGGAAGTATAAAATCTGTGCTCTCCGTGGACAAACCGATACGCAAATCTCAAATACAATTTTTTAGAGATGCGGGTTATTTTGTCCCGGATAGCTTTTACGCAGCAGGTATTTTTTATATTCAGCAAAAACAATTTATAGCTACCGCTTCGTTTGGAAGCACAAACATCAATATACAATGCAACGGTAAACAATGCGCAGAACAAATTGCCTCTTTTGAGGCAATTCTGCTGAAAGCTATACAATCATAATGCAAGATTTTTGTTCACTTCATAATCATACAACATACAGCTTAATGTCTTCGTTAATAAAGCCATCAGAACTTTTTATTAAAGCAAAAGAGCTTGAGCAAACGTCTATAGCTGTTTGTGATCATTCTACACTTTCAGGAGCGTGGGATTGTTATAAATATTCCACAGAAGCAGGCGTTAAGCTTATAATTGGCTGTGAGTTTAATTTTGTTGAAGATTTATCTGCATCATCGGAAGATGTGCGGCTGCGTCATATTATTTTGTTGGCAAAAAACCATCAAGGATATAAAAATCTTTTAGCCCTATTAAAAAAAGCAAATGATAATAATATAATTGCCTTTAAGAAAGTTTTTCCAAGAATTGATTGGAAATTATTAGAGCAATATCAAGAAGGCTTAATTTGCACGACGGCCTGTTGTTCAGGCATTCTTGGACAGCTAATCAATACAAAAAAAATAGACCAAGCAAAAATTGCGGCTAAAAGATTGAAAGATATTTTTGGTGACGATTTAGCTTTGGAAATTGAACCAAACGCCGTTAAACGAATAGCAAATGCATATAATGATTATTGCGATCAATCTTTAACAAATCATCAATTGATTAAGCTCGGAGAAGAGCTTGATATAAAAGTAATTGCGGCAACAAATGCTCATTATATGAACAAGGAAGATTATGAAGCACAGGATGTTCTTTTAGCCATCGGTGCTGGTCAACCTGTGCGTTCGGGCGCGCGATTGAAATATAATAATGACTTTTATGTAAAAAGTCGTCAAGAGGTTCGTGACTTTTTTGCCCGTCTCTATAAAGAGAAAGCGGATCAATGGTGTGACAATACATTATATTTTGCTGACAAGTGCGATAGTCCAGATTGGATAGATCCGAAATACTCAAATCCGTCTGGTAAAGAACTACCAGAGTTTCCAGTAAAAGATCAACCAGATTTCAATCAATTCCAAAATTGGCTATTAGATCAGCCTGAAAAAATTAAAACATCTGATATTGACGTTGCATATTTAAGATTTTGGTGTGAAAATGGCTTCTCAAAAAAAGTGCCATTAGATAAAAAAGAGAAGTATCGTGAAAGATTAGAAAAAGAACTTGATACGCTTCAATATCAAGGGTTTTGTAGCTATATTTTAATTGTAGCGGATTATATAGATTATTGTAAAAAGAATCATATTCCTGTTGGGCCTGGTCGTGGATCGTGTGGAAGTTCATTGGTTGGATATTTAACAGATATACATACCGCAGACCCGATAAAATATGATTTAATTTTTGAGAGATTTATCAACAAAGAACGTAAAAGTTATCCTGATATCGACGTAGATATTGCAACTTCTGGGCGTGAACACTTACAAGAATACATACGTCAAAAATATGGTGAAGATAAGGTTGCACACGTTAGCAACGTAAATACAATGACGGCTAAGGTTTACGCAAGAGATTTGGCCAGAGCGTATGAATTCGGTGGAGATAGGAAATCAGCCGTAGCTATTGGAACTATATTGGCAGATTCAATACCGGACGAGATAAAAACAATTGAAAACGCTCTTGAAGAAGCACCGTTATTTGCGGCATTTGCAGATAAGCCAGCATATGCTCCATTAAAAAAATACGCCAAACATCTTTCTGGTAAAGCAAAGGCTTGGTCAACGCACGCTGGCGGTATAGTCATAAGTAAGCGGCCTTTGCAAGAGTTTATACCGTTACGTCGAGATAAAGACGGCAATGTTGCTATTGAATATGAAAAAGAGCGCGCAGAGGCAAATGGTCTCGTAAAAATGGATACGCTTGGCCTTGAAACTCTTGATATTATAGATACAAGCTATAAGCTGATAAAACTTAATGGTAAAACTCCTCCGCCAGAAGTATTAAACTATGATGATTGTGATAAAGACACATATGATTTAATCTCAAAAGGAGATACGTTTGGTGTTTTTCAATTTGGTGAAAGTCGCGGAACTGTTGAATTGTGTAAACAAATACTACCAAACTGTATGGAAGATTTGGCGGTTATTACCGCGTTAGCACGTCCTGGTGTGCCAAAAGAGTTTAAGCAGCAATTTATTGAGGCTAAATGCTCTGGTGAACAAGTTGAATTATTACATCCTTCATTAAAGCGTTCATTAGCAGGAACGTATGGTATTCCTGTTTTTGATGAATGTATGCTTACATTAGGCGCCGATGTTGCGGGATGGGATCTAAACGAGTCTGATCGCCTTCGAAAGTTTATTAAAGACAAAGGCAAGCACCCAGAAAAAGATGAAAAATTAAAGAAAGATTTTATAGCATCAACGATTGAAAACGGAATTACGCCAAGAATGGCAAATAGGCTGTGGGAAGAACTCTTTGTTAACTTTTCCGCTTACTTGTTTAACAAAAGTCACGCAATAACATATTCTTTTATATCTTATCATACAGCGTATCTAAAAGCACATTTTCCGTTGGAGTTCTTAACGGCTAACTTAAGATCAGAAGTGCACTCGAATACTAAAAAAGCAGCAGGTAATATAATAAAGTTTAAGACAGAGATACGTAAATCAAAGGTAAAAATTATACCGCCGGATATAAATAAATCTGAAATGTCATATACAATCATTGATAATAATACTTTATTGACAGGATTAGATTCATTAAAGTTTATAGGAAATAAAGCAATTCCAGAGATTTTAGAAAAACGCCCATTTACTTCCTTCGAAGATTTCTTATCAAAGGTGGATGGAAGAAAAGTTACATCAAAAAGCGTGCAAGCATTAGCAGCGAGCGGATGTCTTGATTCGTTTGGTATGACAAGAAAAGCTATGTATCTTTATGCGTCGGACTATAAAAAGAAATTGCAGGTCTTCTTAAAAAGAAATAAAGATAAAACATTTAACTATCTGTGGTCTGATGATATAAAAGAATGGACAATGCCAGAGAGATATGCTATGGAAATATTTTTCATTGGTGAAGGATTATCCGGCGATTTAATCAGCACATATCCGGGATTTTTCGATAATAAAGCAATCAATTTTGCTAAATTAGCGCAATTTTATCCAAAAGATGAGCCGGAAGAAGAAAGCAATCCCTCAAAACGAGGCAGACCAAAGAAGGCAAAAAGACAAGAGTCTCAATCAATTTCCAGCTCTGTTGGAGTTGTAGAGGGCGTTGTAAAAGATTTTTTTGAGTTTAGAGTTAAAAAAGAAGATAGTAAGATTTTTGGACAAACAATGGGAAAGTTATCTCTTGAAGATACTTTTGGCAATTCTGTTTCTGTTACTATTTTCCCAGAAAAATTAAAAGACTTGCATAGCAGATTAAAACAGCTTGGCGGAAGTAAAATGAAGCTTGCTCCAGGCATAGCTTTGCATATAGCAGCATCAGCAAATTGGTATGAGGGAGAGATTTCATTATTATATGATGAGCTAAAAAAATGCACAGGACAGCCAGCTATGCCGGCCGATCTTTCAGCAAAGAAGATTTCTATGAGGATTTCCGGATCAAAGAAAAAAATTGATGATATATTAAAACAAGAAGAGGAAGACATTGACGAATTTGTTGAAGAGTTTGAGGACGAATTAGCAGAAGAAGGGCTTTCTGAGCTTGACGAAGACGGAAATGATCAATCAAATATACCTGACGCATTCGTTTAATGCTAATATTTGTGTATTATTTTGAGTAAGGAAATTATGAAATGTATTTCGTGTACGGCAGATATACCTCCGCAATGGGTAAATGCAATTGAACGTAATGAGTGCCCGGGGTGTGGTTCCAAAATTATGGATGATGCATCGCAGGATTTATTGCATGAATTAAAGGAAGCAATGGCTAAAATGCCAAATGATCCTGCCGGACTTGCCGGCTGGCTTCTATCAAATTATTCTTTAAGAAAAGTTGGCACGGCTGAACCAACTCAATTTCATAGAAAACCTGTCTTAAATCAAGATGCTAAAAGACAAAGCGCTCCAAATGACGGACTTAAAGTAGCAAAGAACTCGGTTCAAGATTTCTTAAAACGTAAAAATCCTGGGATAGCCAAATCTGTTGAAGCACAAAAAGATTTCGCCGGAATTGTAAATCAAATAAATAATGGTAGTATTCCTGATCCATATGGCAACGGTGTTGATTTGGAAACCGAGATAGATTATGAAAGTAAATCATTAAATGGCGAGATTGTTGCTGAAGGCGAATCTCAATATGGAAGCGATATTGACCCTTATGAAGAGGCTGAATATAATCGTAATAACTTCCGCAGTAAAGCGCAAGATTTAGCCAGGCACTCATTGGTAATGCCGGGCAATGAAAGACCATTAAGCCCTCAAGAAACCGCCGCAATGTTTGAGATAGTATCTGGGCAATCAAATGGAATAGATCCTGGTGATAATTTGCCACCAGCTTTACAAGTTGCCCGTATGGAACGATTAAGAAAACAACGAGCTATTTCTGAAGGTGGAACCGATGATTTTGGTCAAGGTTTAGGGTCATTTCGCCGTCATTGATCGAAATTAGAAAGCACCTATGACATTAAGAATTATCGACAATCAACGTATTGAATTGACTGATTCGGAGTTTCAGCTGTATCAAGAGATATGTAAATCTTATGATACGCCTAAAATGAAAGGCGCAGACCTATTTAAGGATCTGTTTCAAACAGATCAAAAGGGCTTTATTATATTTTTACGGCCACCGAATAAAACATATACCAGCATGGAAGCGTATCTTTTTATTGTAAATATTATGATTCATCAAAATCTTGGTCACGCTTGTAATGTTTCAAGCGCAGCTTCCAAATTATGTTTAGAAGCAACAAAAGAAGCCAAAGATGTTATTGCAGAAGCGAGACAAATTATTGATGATATGAAGAAAAGTCGAGAGCTATAAGATGACGATCTCTATTATTTGTAACCCCAAATAATGGAGACGCTTGTGGCAAAAGAAGACGAATGGTCGGAAATTATACCGGAAGAAAATCAACACCTGCAAGAAGAGTCTGCTGAAAGTGCAGATTTATTATCAAAAGGTGCTCTGATAGAGAAAACGGCAGCGCTCATTCAAGACGCTATGAATGATGTATATAGCGGCGCTTTTGATTCGTCAAAAGCGGATGGAATAGCAGCTCTGACATTATCTTGTCAGATGGATTTGGCACATTTTTTGCCTGATGCCGAATGGCGAGCAAAACAAGCCAAGCATGAAGCTAAGCAAGTTGCAGCCGAAGCGCACGCAAGGTATAGATCTTTACCGGCAGAGAAAAAGATTACTGATGCAATTTTAACTCAACTTGTAGTTAAAGATTCTGATGTAAAAGCGGCCGAGGCGAAACAGATTCTATTCGAAAGAGATTATAGTAAATATCAACATTATTTTGATATTTTAACAAACGCTCATATTTTCTTTCGTGGATTCAGAAAGAATAATTTCTGATGAAAATACCCAAAAGAGCGAGAAATTAAAGCGCTCGAAAAGAAGCTTTCGCAGTTAAAGAAAATTAAGGATGTAAATGACGAAATTAGAGAATAAAACAGAAGCAAAAACACAACCGAAGACGGCAATCTCTGGCGGAATTGATTTGGATAAGATATTAAATAGCGCGAAGGAAGCTTTTTCTAAAAATGAAAAAGGGCTTGCAATGCAAATGAGCACAGGATCTCACATTACAAAGCCAGTATTAGATTCTGATTATGTTTTATATCCCGGAGAACACTGGAAACAGCTTACTGGAATAAAAGGATTACCTTTTGGAAAGATAACTGAAATTGCTGGTAAACCCGATTCAGGCAAGAGTAGTCACGCTATGGCTTTTATGAAAGAGGCTCAAGATCGAGGGTATGTTGTAATTCTTTGGGACGCTGAAAATAAGTTTAGCCCGGACAGATTTAATAACTATTTTAAGGGAAATAGTGACGCCTTGCTTATTACGACATCAAAAGTAATACTTGAAGGTGCTGACCAAGTGGCAGCGATGATTAAAGGAACGTTTAAGAATTATCCCGATGCAAAGATTCTTGTTTCATGGGACAGTGTTGCTGGATCTTTATCCTCTAGTGAGAATATTAAAAATCTACGCGAAAGTAGACAGATGGCGCAAAGCGCAAAAGAGATCGGAATGGCTTTACATAATTTTGTCCATTTGATGGAAGAGTTTAAGAATAGAGAAACTAATGAAGAAAAAATAGCTTTTCTTTTAATAAACCAAGTGTATGCAAATGTTGGCAGTGTAGGTTATAAAGAAGCCGGCGGCTCAAAACTTGAATATTATTCAAGTCTTATTCTTCAATTGACTCGCAAGGGAGATTTGCTTTTTACACGTGAAGGGCAAAAGCGTAAAAAAGGCATACTAACAAGAGCTAAAGTTCGCAAAAATCATCTTTTTGATGGAGAAGATTGTATTTCAGAATTAGATTTAGAGGTTACGGCCGGTGGCATTAAATCAGCCTCAAAAAAATTAAAAGAGGCTGATGGAGCATGGGAAGAAGAAGACAGTGACGAATAGCCGCTGAGTGTTAAATACGATACAAGCGCTGAAACAATAAAAAGAATAATCAATCACAGGTCGCTGTATAAAACATAAAACTTTTTTCTTCGAGAGCGCAAGAAACGTTGTCTTAAATGACAAAGGAAAGGCAAATGGTAAATAAAACAATCGATTTCTCTGACGGGCCGCAAGAGGCGAAAGCGTTGGAAAAAGTCAATAAAATAATAGGATCTTCTACTAATAAGTTGCTATATATTGTAGTAACAGAAGATATCTCTTATGACGCAGGATTTAGATATTTTGCAACAAGCAAAATTGATAAAGTTCAGACCTGTTTAGACATAATAGGATATGAAATAACAAACGCGCAAAGCAGTATATTAAAAACGTGGGACGATGCGTTAGAATTAGCCGTACAGGAAAATATAGATCATATAAGTATCTCATTCCCGTGGCATAGAATCATTAGCATCAAAAACGTTTCATATAAAGGTAAAAGCGCATAAATGGAGAATAAATATATGGGTACAAATAGCGTAATTTATGGATGCACTGATTGGGATGCGGTCGAGATTAGAAACAGCGGGGCCGCGCAAAAAGGTGAAAATAACTGGATGCGGCTTGAAAGCGGAAACAACGTCATTCGTTGCGTAACCAAACCTCATCAATATCTTGTCCACGCCTTCAAGGAGGAAGGTGAAGTTGGATATGGAGTAAAGATTTATTGCAGCTCTGCGCATAAATCCTGTCCGTTATGTGAAGAGGGGAATAGACCAAAACAGCGTTGGCTGGTTGGCGTGATTGATCGTAAAACACAATCACCTAAGATTCTTGATATAAGCGTATCAGTTTTTAAGACTGTTCAAGAGTTATCTCGCGATGATTCTTACGGAAATCCTGAAAAATATGATATAAACATAAAGGTTGATAAGCACGGCGGCGCCACCGGATATTACACGGTAATGCCAAAGCCACCAACCCCAATGTCAGCTAATGATCTTGAAATTAAAAGCTCTTTTAATACCGACGATCTTCTGAAAAAGTGCACACCACCAACTCCTGAAAGAGTTGCTGAAAAATTGAAGTTTGAGCGCGCTAAGCAAAACGGTGGTTCGCCAGTCGCTAAGGCTGCAAAAACATCGCAAAAAGCGAAACCTGCTCAAACACCTGTTGCTGAGATGCACGATTCATCATCTGATGATGAGTATGTATTTCAACCAGTCGATGATTGATATTATCATATAGCATATTGATATTATGGCCGGCAGACATCTGCCGGCCTTTGTTTTGATATATACATATGCATGGCAAAAAAGATAATGGGATTCGATATATCAAGCTCAACCGTTGGTGTATCAATATTGACCGTCAAAAGTGATGGTTGCGTCGAAATGACACACGCAGAATATTTTAAGCCACCAAAAAAAGGTCATATTTTTGACAGATTATCAAAATTAAAAACATATGTAAAAAATATGCTTGACAAATGGAATCCTGATGAAATTGCCATAGAAGATATTTTGATGGGTATGAGTGGACATATGACAACAATAAATACTATTGCCATATTAGCCATATTTAACAGGACTGTTGGATTGACGATATATGAACATTGCGGTAAGGTTCCGCGCCATTACGGCCCAATGGAAATAAGAAGAGCGTTAGCGATAGATGATATTATTCCAGCAAAAGAGGATGTTCCAAGTTTTCTTGAAAAATGGTTAAAAATATCTTTTCCGTGGATTAAAAGTAAAAGAACAAATAAGCCTATTATCGAAAATTATGACGTAGCAGACGGAATTGCGTGCGCCTTATGTCATATTTTAATTGGCAGCGGCAGAGACGTTTTCCCGCCAAAAAAGATAAAAAAGAAGAAAAATATCGAGAAAAAGAACCGAAAGGTCTCCAAAAAAAGAGGCAAAAAATCATGAACGTGAGCGAAGCTTTCCGAAAGCTGGAATTAGATCAAAATGCTAATCCAAGCGAAGATGATATTAAAAAACAATTTCGCAAATTGGCGGCTCTTTACCATCCGGATAAAAATAAAGACCCCGGCGCAGAACAAAAGTCAAAAGAAATATCTGAGGCGTATAATACAATTAAAAACGCAAAAGATTCGCAAGGTAATTACGTATCAGCATCGTCTGTAGGTGATGTTCATTTTCAAGGTATGGATGATTTTTTTGAGAACTTTGTTGTCAATTTTAACGGCCCATTTAGAAGAGCACAGGATTTTAGAAGAAGCCAGCCCGTAGAATTAAATGTTGTTATTTCTTTTGCTGAATCTGTTCTGGGATGCACCAAGAAAATTGATATTGAAAAAGACGCCAGATGTGAAATCTGTTACGGAAAAGGATTTAAGCTTAAAGATAACTGTAAAGTTTGTAATGGCAAAGGGTTCATTATTCAAGAAGAGCAGTTTGATAAACAAAAATTAAAAGTAAAAACTCAGTGTAATAGTTGTAGCGGGCACGGTAAACACAAAGAAAACTGCTCTGATTGCGCTTCGTCTGGAGTTAAAAAATCTAAATTGTCATTAGATGTAAAATTACCAGGCGGTATTGTGACCGGGAATAAAATCCGGCTGGCCGGTCAGGGTAATTATATCAAATTAAATGGAACTGACTTTTATGAAGATGCATTTTTAACAATTAGTGTTATTAAAGAACACAATATGACCTTATTAGGATTAGATGTTATATCTAATATTGAGATTACTTTTTTGGACGCATTGAAAGGTGCCATAAAAGATGTTAAAACTGTAAACGGTGATGCGCGTTTAACAATACCCGGTAAATCCAGAGATAAAGATCGCATAAGTATTTCTGGTGCTGGCGCAAATGGTAAAGGTAATCATATTTTTATATTGGATATTAAGTATCCAAATGATAATACGATAGACAAAATGATAGAAATAATGGAAAAGGAATTAGTATGATGCTTATTTATTGTAATAACAAAGGTTGTGGTAAAAGCAGCGAAGCTACGCTTGATGTAGTTTCAGGCGAGGTTCATTGCGCAGAATGCGGCAAAGTTGTCTCAAATATAACAGAGTTTGCGAAAAAAACAATGAAAACATTGGGGCAAATAAAAAGAGATGATAAAAAACAACAAGCATTTTCTGTAAAATGTGACGACTGTCGAAAAGAAAATCCGCCCAAAATAAATGAAAAAAATATAATTGTATGCAGTTCTTGCGGTAATGAACTAAAAACTCTTCCAAAACCGTTTCAACAAGTAATTCGTAATTTTTTTAGAAGTCAAAAAACAAATCAATAATGGATACAGCGCAATATTATAAGCATATAAGCGATCGCTCTAAACTATTTAATAAAATAGTTTTAATTTGTAAGGACTTGCTTCATTCGGCCGATAAAGCTGAAGAGGTCCGAAATTATGTCGATTCAAGAATATCATCATATAATCAAAATAAGTTTGATTTTGGTTATTTTCCGGCAGATAGTGACCTGGATATTCTTTTATCAAAAATAGATAAGTCTGTATTATTAAATACCGGATTGATATATTCTAATGATAATATCTTTCATAAAAGAAGTATATTAAATAATCATAACTTAATTATACCAATTAAAGATGATTATGGTAATATAATCGCATTGGTTGGTCGTAATTCTGTATTTTCCAAGGATGAACAAAACAATACAGAGGAAATACAAAAGTATAAATATACGTATGGTTATAGCAAATCTTGTAATTTATACGGAATATATCAAGCTAAAAAAGCTATAAGAAACTCTAAAAAAGTAATACTGGTTGAAGGACAAATAGACTGCATATCTTGTCACGGGCACGGTCTGCATAACGTTGTTGCGCTTGGCGGCTCATCTATGAGTGATTATCAATTATTTTTATTGATGAAGCACGGTTGTAACAAGCTACATCTGCTATTGGATAACGATGATGCGGGCAAAAAAGCAGAATCAAAGATAATAAATAAATATTCTAAATACATCTCTATAGAAAAGGTAGCATTGCCGCCAGAATATAAAGATATTGATGAATATTTACGTTTGAGTAATAACTATAATGCGCTAAATAACTTATAAAGGAAAAAATGGCCAGAGATTTTACCACTAATAGATCTAAGTCATATCAGCACTTAATTGTTGAAAGTCTTTGCGCTCCAGAACTTCTAACAGAGTTTTCTGATTTTCAGTCAATAGGCGGGCTATTAAATCATCATAATTACAATGAAGAGCTTTATGAATTGTATGAACAATTAAGACAAGCTTATTGGAAGATAATATATACACAATTGACTCCAAGGCAGAAGCAAGTGCTTAGACTATGTGCTGACGGATATACACAAATAGAGATTGCTAAAAAATTGAATGTAAATCAAAGTTCGGTCACAAAATCAATAAATGGTAATTGTGATTATAGAAACGGGAGACGTGTTTACGGCGGATCGCGTCGCAAGCTTCGAAAAATAGCAGCAAAAGACATAGAAATACAGGCAATTCTGCATAGAATTGCTGAGATTCAAGACGATTAAATAGTATCAGGACGTGTTATGAGCTGGTGAAAGCAGATAAGAAAAAAATAAATAATATAACAGCACCTATGATTAAATCTGCATTCATTTAGCAAATGATTATGATACCATTCATATTTGGAGCATTTAATGAGTAAATTATTGAACAAGTTTGAGGTCGATTATACCTCATTGAAAGGCGTTTTAACCAAACGTAAAGTATATAAATTGGCCGATGTGCAAAGTAAAATATCCAAAATAGGGTTTGATGTTGTGCGTTTTGCCGATCCTATCGATAATATTGATGGTCTTTGGAAAATAGAACATATGGCTGATGGCGATTATATTGTCGCTATGTATGGTGAAGGCGAGTCTGAACAGGTTAAAAAAGCAAGCAAATCATATGATTGGAATGTAATTGCCGATAAAGCCGGAAAAAATCTAAATCTTTTCTATAAAGGCGCTCCAATTGTTCGTATTGCTATGGCCTCATTAAATATGTCTGACTCTGATGCGAATGAAGTTGCCAGCTATCTTCCAGAAAAATTGGCATCAAATGACAAGCTTGTATCCGCGCTAATGCAAGAAATTGCACCGGAAGAACGTAAAGAGTTATTGACAAAATACCCCGAGCTTGGCTGCGCTTTAACGTCGCCAAAGTCTAATAAATAATGAGGATATATGGATTTTGATAGACTAAATGAATTAGTTACTAAAACCGCTAAAGCACTTTACAATGATGAAGAGTTCATTGTTGGTGTCCTTGCCGTTCGCGCTAATAAAGCGGCTCAAGTTTGTCCAACCGATCAAACTTTGGTTGGTATGGCTAATTTTTTGAGCAAAAGAGCAAATATATCATCTTTAATAACAAGAGCTGAATTAAAGGATGTCTATAATAAGCTATACGTTCCCAATAATAAGTTTGCAAGCGTTTTTTCTGATGAGTTGGGAGAAAAAGAAACGATTCGTCCAAAAGCAACAATAGCACGAGATCCTAATGAAGGATCCTCATCTCTTGTTGATAGCGCTTATGCAAAACTTGCAGATCCTTTATTAAGCAACGCTTTATCAAATATTTTTGATAAAAATGCAACTCTTAAATTATATTCAAGCGCAACAGCAGAAAGTGCGCAAAAAAGCTGTGCATTTGAGCTTAATCGTTGCGGCACGCCAGCAAAAACCATAGATGTGGTTGCTGGTCAAGCTGACATTTTACTTTGCCAAGCTACATATGAAACTCCAAAAGGTGTTTCGCGCCTATTGATTCCAGTGGAGATTAAACAGGAAAAAGCTTTATTGCCGACTATGTTTCTAAGCCAAGCGGGTTTTGTTGACTTACAATCAAATCTTATTAAAGAGCATTTAGTATCAACCGCAGGAAAATCATATAAGGTTGATGTTAAAAAAGTATTAGAAGTCTTAGCCTCTGCTAAAAATGGTGTTCTTGAGACTGTCAGTGAGGTAGAAAGAATAGTTATAAAAACAGCATCTGTGCGCGGCACTCCTTCATCACACGATTCTAATGGTATATTATACCAGCAAATTGATAATCCAATTCTTGACGTGCAAGAAGTAAAATATGAACAACCGCAAGAAGTGCAGGATTTTGCAACACGTTTGTCTTCATCGGCTGGCATTGCAGAGTTTACACTTGGTAAAAATGCCGTAAACCTTGGAAGATCGCTTGTATCAGGGTTACTTTCTAGATTTGGATATAAAAACGCACAAATAGCGGTAGCTAATAGTGATGAAAATACTATTGTTTATGCTGTTGCAATTGAGTCCGGTTCAGGTTTTAAGGTTCCTGTTAAGATTGATAAGCGCGGTAATATGCAAGAACCAAATGTTGTTATAGCCAACGGTCAATTATGCGATTTTACCAGAAGTGGTATTTCAGAGCTATTATCAAAAGAAAGCGCGAAAGACACTCGTGCTGCTGTAATGGCTTCACCAATGTATGATCTCAAACCTGCTGAACTTATTGCTCAGATAAAAGAAGCTATGCAAACAGACAATTATCATAAAGCCGAGGATGCATTAGATATATTAAAACTGTCAAATGATGATAAGGCTTTTAGAGTAGGATATGAATTATATACACAAGGTCTCGCTACAAATAAGTCATTGACAAAAGAAGCGAGCGCCAAAGATCAACAGTGCTGTTCGAGACAATATAAAACAGCCAATAGTAAATATGTAATATGCGGTCATACTAATCTTCCAGTTCATAAAGTATATCAAGATAAAAACGGAGATTGTCAACCATTATATCGCAAAGATATGAGTGAAACCTCTTCTGGCGGTTCTTTCTTACATTCTCGAATCTACTTAGGATAACCCAATGATATCAAAAGAATCACAAGAAAAATATGACGATACAAATAAGCTTATTAGTTTAATTGACGATTTCTTAGTTTCTTATTCTCATAACCCATTTGATTATTGTGGTCACGTTTTTAATATCGCAAGAAAATCATATAATTCAGATCTGCGCAAAATAGCCAAAACATTTGATGCCGAAATAGAGGCGTTTACAACAGAATTGATGAAAAAGTTTGTTGAGCATTTACGTCTATATAGAACAAGCTCTAAAACAGTTTTATCAGAGGACTCGCAAATATTAGAAATGATTGCCGTATATGCGCACGAGCTTGATAATTCAGGAGATCCGGAGCTTATTAAAGAAGCTTCTGTTCTTGATGAGATTCTTTTAACTCTTGCGGCGCCTCGTGATGCAAAAGAAGTTTTTAAGGCATCCGAAGATAAAGAGATAGAAAAATTAAAACAAAAATATAGAAGCGAAGCTCGTGATAAAGCATATACGCTGCCAAAAGAACAGCTTGATGATGATATTAAAACGGCAGATGCAGCAAAGGCTATTAAAGATTCAATTAAAGAATATCGCCCGCTTGAATCTGCATTAAGCACACGCACCTGTCCTGATCATCCTGGCGCACAAATGGCAAGAATTGCTGACAATATGTATCAATGCGAATTGGATAAGAAGATATATAATTGGGATAGCGGATTTACAACAATGCGCGGCGATAAAGTTCCCGGCGGTAGCGTATCAAATCAAACACAAATGCTTGGAGACCGTGCTATGGAGCACACAAGTTTTGATACAAGAGAATCCAAGCTTAACCCGTAGAAGGTTCTGTATGGATTTTTCCAATATTTTAACACATCCTGATAAAGAAGAATTATTAAGCAAATTACTTACAGGAACTGCTCCCAAAGAGATAAATCAATGGTTGAGGCTTAAATATTCGGACAAAGAACAAAAACATTTAATTATTTCTGTAAAATGCTTGCAAGATTTTGCTAAAAGCGAATATTCTTCTATTTACAATCAATATACGCAAGAAATTACAGAATCAATTCAACGTGGTCAGCCTATAGATAAAAAAGTATCAGAGTCTTTACTAAATAATAAAACGTTCAAAGAGCGCTTAAGCGAACACGCCTTAAAAGAGATAGATGTTCGTGAGCGCTTTTTGTCTATTGATCTAATCATAAGAGACAGAATAGAGCAAGTTTTTGATAAAATGCAAGAAAATCCGGGAGGCTGGAAAGGCGATTACGTCATATTAAAATGGATAGAACAATATCTGAATATGGTAGAGAAATATGATAGATCTCAAAATAATAAACCAGATCAGCTAATACAGCATAATTATACGGTTCAATACATTGATCGTCAAACGGCAGCAATACAAAATGCATTTAAGAAAGTTCTTTCAAGAGTAGACCCAGAACTTGCCCTAATGCTTACAGCAGAAATATCAAGAGAATTATGCTCGATAGAAGCTCCGGTAGAAAATATTACACAAAGCGTTGATGATAGGTTAGTTGAGATTCAAAGCTTGGAACGGTCAATTAAAACTGGAGAATCTTAATGCCAATAACTTCATATCTTAATGAAAAGCTACAAGAGAGAATCTCTAAGATACCAGAACTAAGTGATGAGCTTATAAAAGACGCAATAAACATGTCTAATATCGGCATCAATTCTGATAAAGAATATAATAATTTTTCATTGATCTTAAAACAATCTGTTTTTTTATCAAAAAGCTTATCAGAAAAAAAATTATCATTAAATGATATTATCAGATTTGCCAGTATAATTTATACGAATATTGAATCTTATCCGATAAATACCAATTCTAATTTTTACAAAGCTTCAATAAATGCGCTAAATAAAATGAATATACCTATTAAAAAAACGGCATATCCACAGGGCAGCAGTAATTTAGATACAGAAAGTCCTCATAATTTACAAAAATGGATGCAAGCTATGAGAGATATTTACGCTATGGCGCAAACATCGCTTATTGATACGTCAAAAGCTTTTGATATAATAACTAATAAATGGAATAAAATGGAACGACAAGATTTTAAGCACTGGATGTCTTTTTATGAAGAAAATGCGCATAATAAATATAAAACAGCGCAGGCTTCTGATAAAATAGCCGTCGGGCAAGAAAAATATTATTCCGCAGGCCCTGGCGCTATGATTCCAATGGATCACTTAAAAGCAAGATTGCCGTCTGGACCAAATATGCATCAATTTGAGCGAGGCGATATTGATGAACAGCTTGCTAAAAAACAAGAAGAATTGGCGCAAAAAGAAATTGTCAATAAAAAAATAAGATCTATTATTAGCAGGCTAAATGCAGCTGAACGTTTAGCAACAGACCCCGCCGTACAAAAAGACCTGCAACAGTGCTTAGATATTGGTGTTCCAAAATGGCTTGAAGAATTACAAAGAGTGAAAAGACTTGTGCAATTAGCTCCTATGCGCAGTGCTTCCTCTCCAATACTTGAAGATTTGATTATTAAACAATCAAACATTTTAAGAAAAAAAGGATATCCAAAAGCTGCAAATGAAATGGAGAAATTAGCGCAGCAGCCGCAAGCTCAACCAAATGCCGCTGGTCCAAATACGTCTCCTGGTAATACAGGCGCTGACGATGATAAAGCTATAAATGAGCTTATAGAAGGTATGAATACAGAACAAGACAGCGGTGACGTGCTTGATATTAAAGATACCGAAGATGATCCGTTAGCCTCTATTACGATAATAGCACAAGCTATTCCTGAAAATCAAGATATTCCTACAGCTGTACAAGAAAAATCAACTCAAAGAGTTGGGCCCGAAATCAATGTTTCGGAAGACGATCCTATGGAAGAAGAAGCTGCTGCTGCAAGAACAGTTGTTGATCCAAGAACAGATGATTTATTTGAGGCGGCATTATCAAATGTTAGCGTTCGTGATGTTATTGTCAGATTAGAAACAATAGCAAATATTTTTAGAACAAGAGAAATACCTAGACAATTAGCGCTTATCGATTTAATGCTAGATCGATTGAACTTGTCTGCATTTTTCCCGTCTTTGGCAGAAGCGTCAAGCAAAACTCTTGAATCAAATCAGTATGCGTTATCGCGTATTGAAGATATTATCTCTAAATTACGCGGCTCAGTTGATACGCCGAAAGAGCACGAGCTTGATTTAGTTGGAAGAGGAACGCCGTCACGGCCAGCGCCAGAGAACGTAAACCCAGAGAAAATGCGCGCAAATCTTTCAAAGCAAGATGAGCTTGATAAAGCAAGAAAAGAGCGCCGTCAAGCCGAAGAAGATGCTAAAGCAACAGAAACCTTAAATCAATCAGCTCCTGAAATAACAAATGTTCCGGAAGAGTTAGCTCAACCTGCAACAATAACTCCTCAACCAGCAAGACCTGTAAGATAAATGAAATTAAGCGAATTATTAAATCTTATTGCGCAGATTGCTGATGAAAAAGGCATTTCTACGCCTGCAATCTGCGGAGGAACTCCTCGTGATAAGGTTCTTGGTAAAATAAGTGAGCTTAATGATATTGATTTAACAACAGGAGACCAGGGTATTCATTATTTAGCAAAAGAAATTGCTATTAAATTGAAAGTTCAGAAATCTAATTATCTCGTTATGCCTGACGGACATGCAAGGATTTTAATTGGCGGCCTTAAATTAGATTTTTCAAGCAATTTTAATATTCCAAATATAGATGAAATATTAAAAAAGAAAAATATAATAAATGCTGATAGCATGCAAAAAGAGCTGTATAGTCGAGACTTTACATGTAATACATTACTAATGAGTCTTGATATGAAGCATATTTATGATCCTACTGAATTGGCCATTGATGATATAAAGAAGAAAATTATTAAAACTTGTCTTTCTCCGGAGATAACATTAGGATATGATCATAAGCGTATCGTAAGAGTTATGTATATGGCAGCAAAACTTAATTTTAATATCGCTCCTGAAATAATTGATTGGGTGCGTAAAAATCCAAATACGTTCTCAAATGTTCCACAGGATTATTTAGTAAAAAAACTAAATAAAGCCGTAGCATATGATAAAGAAGCTGTTATTAAATTGCTAACAGAGATGAATCTATGGCCTTATGTGCCACCAATTAAAGAATTACAACCGGCATTATTAAAAAACTTAACGGAGAAATAGATGAAAAATAAAACGGAAAGATTGGTCTTTTTTAAGAATTATGATTATGCTGGATCAAAAGATAAAGCTGGTCCAGGGGAAGATTTATATCAAAATATGGCCAAATACAAAAGCGTTAAAGATTTTCTTGATAAAAAACACAATCGTAAAAAAAGAAAAAAAGCTATTGCTGCCGTCGTTCTTGATCTTGGTAAAAAATTGGAACAAAAGAAAGAAAAAAGTGAGCTTGAAACTATTAAAGACCAGTTACAAAAAGCTTTACCGATAGAAGAGGAAAAAGAAGAATCGACAAAAGAAGACGAACTTGAAACAATGCGTCGGAAAAAGATGTTATCAGAAGTGCATAAGGCTACAAGTGTATGGCAACATAGATTTTCCGCCGTTCGTAAAGACAATAAAGGATTTTATATATTAAAGTCAGATAATGAATCTGGATCTTTAATGCGCGTTGGTGATACGTTATCTGATGAAGCAATCAATATGTCACCATATTGGCAAATATTATCTATAAACGGTAATCGTATTGATCTTAAACCGATCGGATCGAATCCGTTTTTAACTGGTGTAGGCGCTGGCGGTGCTAAATTGACACAATATGACATAGATGTATTTACAGGCACCAATGAACAAAAAAGACTAGAACACGCGCAAAAAAAACTGGAACAAGGCAATGCCACAATTGACGATGTAAAATATATGCTTGAAGGAACCGTTCCAACAAATATGGGGCCGAACGGCGCTCAAGGCGGATGGTATTCTGCTACTGATACGAGAGCAAATCGCGGTGGGCGCAAAGGATTAAAACCCGAACAAATAGTCTTAAAAGACGCAATTAAATTAAAAGAGTTAGGTTTTAATGTTCCCGTTAAAGCATTAAACGGCACATTATCGCCAGAGAAATGGAATAGCTGGATTGATGGCAGTGGTGACTCAGAGGAGCGCTCATATGTTCCAAAAGATCTTGAAAAATATGTTGATTTTCATAAACGTATGACGGAAAAAGGAAAATATAGATACGATCAAGATTCGTTAGATGAATTAAAAATGTCAAATAATCTTAAAATATTCAATGAATATTGGGAAGGGGTAATTGGCGATTTTACATCGATGTCAAAAGAAGAGTTTAAGCTTAAACATCCGTATAAACCGGATAACTTAAAAAGTTTAATAGGAATATACGAGCGTTATAAAGAACAATTGGAAGAAAAAATAAAAGGTAATAGCGATTATCTTATTGAAGGTGAAGACTATTCTTCTGAACAAAGCGTATTAAAACATATATTTAATACAGAGCGCCGTGTCTCTATAAGAAATACAATTAGACTAATCGAAATGAGTAAAGAGGATCCAAAATATATTAAATATTTGCACGATATGATTAAGCTTGGAGGTTCAGACTGGTTTGCAAACGAAAAAGTATTGAACTTTTTTAATTTAATTGATGACGTTGATGGATTAAAATTAGGAGCTGAACATCTTAAAGACCCAACAAATATAAGATATGCTCTTGGACATCTAATGCAACAAGGTGAAGCTGATTATGTAATCTCAAAAGCAGAGCAAAATGGTAAAGATATGGATCTTGAAGTGCTTGATAGCGTTCTCAATAACATTAAAAAACACTATGAAGCAGATGAACGAAAGAAATATGGAAGAAATGATTGGGTAATAAATTATGCAAAAAGACATAATTTGTTTGATAAACTATCAGAATCTGCAAATAGCAAAAGTCCGCATTGGAAAATTGATGATATCATTTCGACAATTTTACATTCATTCGGGCCCAATAATTTTTGGGAGCCGGGCGATAAAGAACTTGTGGAAAAATATCATCTGTTATATAACAAAGTGCGCGGAAAATAATGTCTAAAAAAATAGTTAAATTATCAATTATACGAAAAGACGAAGGCGGCGACGATCCTTGTCCGTTTGGTTTATCTATTTTAGTTGGTTGTAAAAATGTCGGTGATTTAATTGATAAAATGGCTCCATTAAATATTATGGGCCAGGATAGCAGCGAAGAAGAAAAGCAGGCCATAAAAATTGCAAATAATCATTTGTTGCGTTGGCAATCGCCCGGAACAAAATGTAAGTATGCTGATAAAATTATAGATATCAAAAACGTTGTAGATTGTGACTTTGATACGAATACCGCCGGAGAAGGCTCTGGCGGCGGTTTAGAAGGCTCTGAGGGCAATTATAGACAATTTGCTGGCATGGGTTATCCAGCTGGCGGCGCCGTAGCATATCCGTTTGGTCACTATAATAACAACGAAATAGATCCTGGTATATACAGTGGCCCTTTTTCTATTGAAAGTATTTCTTCTTTTAATGAGCCTTTTAGCAAAGAGGCCGCGAAAAGTGATTATGTTTTTTTTCATCAAACATATAAAAAACATCTTGATGCAATTAAGGAACAGGGATTGCTAAAAAATCCAAGACTTGGACCAAAATGGTATACGTTGACAGATAGTTTATCAGGCGCCAAAAATTATGGCGGCGTGGATCCTGATGCGGTTATATTGGAAATACATATTCCTAAAAAATTGGTTGATGAGTATGTTTATATGAAATGTGGCGGACAAAGCGAATATTACGGATATCAGGTAGCAATTAAAAAAGATATACCGCCAAGTTTCATCAAAAGAATAATTGAGTAAAAACAATCAATATATCGATATAATGTAAGAATCTTTGATTTGAGGCAAAAATGAGTTTAGTAAAAAAACAAGCACAACACGCAGGATCGTCACATCTGGACGGAATAATGGTTAGACCAGAAGATCTGTCAAAATTATTAAATGATGTTGGAGATTTGCGCGCAAATATAGACGTTGAGCCGGAAGATTCCGATGAAGAAAAAGCTCTTCAAGAAGGAGCTAACGTTAAAGGAGAAGTAACCATCGAGGTCGAAGACGGCGATGATTTGCATAAAGATTTCTCTTTTACGCTACCAAAAGTTCCTGGCGGAGAAAGTCAAGAAGAAATTGAAGAGCCGTCTGAAATGGAAGTAGAAGAACCGGAAGAAGAAATTGAAATAGTATCTGATCCATGGAAATGGCAATTACATTCTTTTATGCCGTGGTGGATAAATATGTTAGAAAAAATACCGCATCACTCAGGAAAAGATATTTCTGGAATCGAAAGAGCGGTAGCGTATCTGGAAGCTTGTGAACGCGAAGGCTCAAAAGCTGTTCGTATGGATATAGACGGCACCCTCGATATCAATGAAGTAGAGCGAATAAGAGACGAAATACATGATGGTATTAAACGACTTTTGGAACGCGGTGAACAAATACGCTCATCTAAACGTCCAAGTAAAAATAAAAAGAAAAAAGCTGATTATGATGCAGAAATAATTAAAGAAGCAAATGCAGCGTATACTGGACACATCACGGTAACTGTTCCTCTTTTAATATCATCTCTTGCTAGATCGTGTATCAACGGAATGGTATCGGCAGGGCATGACATTGAAGATATTTTTAGAAAAGTAGCCAAAGAATATGATTTGACCAAACGAGAAAAGCTTGAACTGCAACAACTATTATATGATATGAATTATCCAATGCGTAAAGATCTTGGTATGCCGTTAGATAAAGAAACAGATATGACATCATCAGATAATGTCAATTGGAATGCAAATTATCCGGCCTAATTATTATATGCAAAATGATCTGGCGGCGTTTCAACAAGCATATTTACAAAAAGTTAGCGAAGAAAAAGCAGAGGACGAATTAAGCGATCAACACGATTTTGATTCAATTCTTGATGAGATCTCTTCGCTTGGTGAAGACGCCGATCCATATGAGCTTCTTAATAGCATTGACAAATTGCGAAAAATAGTTTTTGGAAAAATATGATTGAGCAAGATCTAAATGCATTAAAACAAAAAATAGACAATGGAGAAGAGATTCTCACCATCAAGCACGTATATGATTTAAGCGAAGAAGAGATGCGAAAGCTTTTGGATTTGTGCGAAGGAACTTATGAAAATCAATAAAACATATCATCGCGAAGATTGGTTAAATGATTTTGCCGATAAGTTGGCAAAATCTGATAATGAGCCCAAAAATGCCGTTGAAGCAGCAAGACAACGAAATCAAAAATCGATGCTTGATCAAATCTCTTCTATTGTTGGCAATAAGCCTGTTCATTCTTCTGTTGATAGTGTTGTTCAAGAGATGCAGGAAAGAACCGGGTTAAAAGAATATTTAAGAAGACAAAGTGAAAAGTCTTTTGATAATATGCCAAAAAAGACAGCCTCTTCTTACGAGGAAGAAATATTCAAGTATTTTCCACCAAATGTAAGAGATAACATTATCAATTTTATTAAAAGAAGAGTAGAGACCCATCATGGATTTATAGCGTTACCGGCTCTCTGTGAGGAGATTCTCGGAACATTTAAGAGAGATGGCGTTCAGACACAGGATGTCGATAATCAAGAGGTATCTCGTTTTATCAATCAGCTTTTAATTGAAGAAATACAAAAAAATCCATCTGATATGTCTAGCGTAAATATTGGAAAAGGCGTTGGGGTCAATGATATGAATGATGATGGGTCTAATTCCGATTTCTTTAAGGGACTATTACCCGCAACAAAGCAGTAAAATCTGATTCTTAAACAGATACAATTGTACGCTCTGCGTTTTTAAGAAATACAAGGCAAGAAAAATGAGTGCCCCGCAAAATAATGAATTATTCAATAAAATATTAGATAATTTAGTAGCGCTTGATCCGGTAGAGTGGGCTCAGAAGCATTTAATGTTAGATGGTAAACCATTTAGTTTAGGTGCAGGGTATAAGCCCTTTGCTGACATATATCGATATGTAGGAGTTGTCGCATTAAATAAAAACTCCAAACCGATAATAATGGTAAAAGGCAGGCAAATTGGAGCCTCGACCTTATGTTGCGTTATAGAGCTTTATTTTATGACTTGCGGTTTATTTGGAACGGCTGGTCGTCCACCAATACGCGTAATGCATTGTTTTCCACAATTAGAACTTGCTTATGCGTTTAGTAAAACAAAATTATCTGCTATGATATCTTCATCTGTTGATGCTGCTGACAATCAGGAGAAAAAGAAATCTGCAATAAAACAATCTTTTATTGAAAGTAAAATTGATGCGTCATCGCCATCAAATGATTCATTACAATTTAAGCAGTTTGTCAATGGTAATCATTTATTTATTGAATCAACAGGTTTAACAGCTGATAGACTTAGATCACGAACCGTCGATGTTATGTTTATAGATGAGGCTCAAGACACGAGACCAGCCGCTATGAGCAATGGAACGAAAATATTATCCAAAGCTCAATATGGTATCATCGGCTCAGGAGTGCAATTATATTTTGGAACTCCAAAACAACGTGGAACCGAATATTGGAAAATATGGAATAAATCTTCGCAGCAGTATTTTCATTTAGGATGCGAATCTTGCGGAAAACATTTTCCATTTTATACGCCAGAGCCCGGATTTTGGGAAAAGGTATGGATTGAAGACGATTTATCTCCGCTAATAATGAATAAGTTCGGGCAGCAAAAACACGGATTTATTGTAAAGTGCACAGAATGCGGATTTGAGCAGGATAAAAGAGAAGCGGCCGAACGTGGTAAATGGATTGCATATAATAAAAATGAAAATTGCGAGTTTGTCGGATATCACATAAATATGCTTTATATGCCCGAGTTTAGTCGTAAAACGATAATGAATCAAAAACCAGAAAATAGCGCGATAAATACGGAAAGAGCCTGGCAAAACGAGGTTCTTGGCGAGTTTTTCTCTGGCGACGCTTCTCCTATTACGCCAGATGAAATTGATCAAAAATGTGCTGATAGAGAAAGAATAATGTCTTCAAGCATATCAATTGCTGATAATAAAAGAGTCTATCTAGGATGCGATTGGGGTCAAAAAGCCGATATAGATACTTCAATTGGTGAGTCTACGAAAGCTAAACAGGGGCAATCTTATAGCTGTGTTGTTGTGCTTGTAACTGACGGACCGCATATTTTATCTATTGAATATGCTTTCAAATTAAAAAGAAACGACATAGAATATAAAAAAGCAATTATCGAACAGATGTTTAGACAATATAGCGTGAACCTTGCATGTGGCGATATCGGTTATGCTGGAGATCTAACAGAAATATTACAACGAGAATATGGAGAACGTTTTTTGGGCTCTATGGCGACCAGCCGCGTAAATGGTCACGTAAAATATAAAAATGATTTTTTCCCAAGCACTATTATATTTGAGAAAAATTATTATATGGCTGAATTATATGGCCTTATGAAACAAGGCAAAATACGTTTTCCATATGGTGATTTTGAGAAAATTGGCTGGTTGGTAGAACATTGCTGTTCAATGGAAATAAAACAAACAATGGATAGATCCGGTGAAACAGGTATTATGTATGTAAAAGGAACTACACCAAATGACGGCTTTTGTGCCTTATTAAACGCGTTCCTTGCTCATAAATATGACATTACTAATGGTTTTACAATCAGTAATCCAAATGATATGACAAAAGATCCATCTAAAAAACAGCTAATTCCAGCTTTATCTGCTTATATTCCCGGATTTTGTGCTACTAAAAGATAATGGCGATTTTTTTCTTAAAATCAACCCAAAATGTTGTCAATTAAACGCGTTCTTTCTTGCATTGAATCGGTATTGATCTGAACGTATGGAATTGAATACATCTCCAAAAGCATTTTGCACATTGCATCAATTGCAATAATACCATCCCAAAAAATGTTTTCTCGAACGCCATCTGCTTTTAATGTTGCTTTGCTTGGCCGAACAAAGAATATTTTTACGTCTTTATTTTTTAATGATACCACATAATCTTTGAGCTCTTTCGTCTCAACAAGCTCCGATAATATTGTGCTATGTTGTCCAGCGTAGCACAAGCAATCTACGCCTCTGTCTGAAACAAAATCTTTGTATTTTGCTTCTTCTTTTAATTGTCTAAAAAAGATTTCTCTTTGATATTCGTTAACAAGTGAAATATCGGCACGTAACGCTTCGATTTGTAACTCTTTCTCTGCTAATATTTGTCGTGCCACTTCTGGAATAAATGGCAGCTTATACTTTTCAGAAGTATAACGCGCCAATGTTGATTTTCCAGAAGAATGACTGCCTGTAAAATATATCCTCATACTACCTCTTTTGTTAAAAATAAAAAACCACCATTATTTGTGGTGGTTTTTTAACTCCTGCTCGACAGTTTATTGCTTAATATTACAATAAATCGGCGGCGGCTTGAGCAAGATCGGATCTTACTCCATGTGTAAAAGATATATGTCCGGCCAAATGTGATGTCTTGAACTTCTCAATTAAATAGCTTAAACCGTTGTTTTCAGCATCTAAGTCTTTATGGTCAACTTGTGTAATATCGCCTATACATATAAACTTTGATCCAGATGATGCTCTAGAAATAATAGTACGCATTTCTTCTGCGGTTGTATTTTGCGCTTCATCCAGCACTATATAAGTATATGGAATTGATCTGCCTCGTATAAAAGTCATTGCATTAAATTGGATCTTTTCTGCAAATTGAGGTGATAATTTATCTTGCCAGTTTGTTCCTTTTTTACTTTTAGAAGCAGATAGAAGCTCTAACGAATCCACTATTGGACCAAACCAGGGTGATAGTTTTTCAGCCAATTCGCCTGGAAGAAAACCTACATCTCGTCCAACGGGTTCCATAGGACGATATATAGCCATTTTATCATACATTTTTTTGCTAAGAACCATCTCCATACCTGCCGCCACGGTGCATAAAGTTTTACCTGTACCAGCGATACCTGATAATGTCACCAATGGCAAATTAGGATCAAGCAGCATATCTATAGCAAACGCTTGCTCTTTATTTTTTGGTGATAAGCCCCAAATAGTTTTATTATTTATGATTTTGATTTTATCGCCAACCTTGCGTCCAAGAACAAGGCCATCTTGATTTTCCGTAATAAAATTGACACATTCATTTGGAAACATTTCTTCAAGCTCTTTGTTACCTTCTACATCTATAAATGATTTTAATACGAGCATATCTCCAAGTTCAGAGCTTTCAATTACTCTAAATCCCATATAGACATCATCAGCAGAAGCTAGTTTATCTTTTTCATAACCTTCAGCCAATAATCCAAACGCTCTTGCACGAATACGTAGATTTAGATCCCGCGATACAAGAATAACAGATTTGGACGTTTTACCTTTTTTTGCCTCGAATGCACAGGCTAAAATCCTATTATCGCCATACAGTGGATCGTCGCCAAACTTTTTTGCAGATGTTGATGTATCTATTTTTAATAGAATATTATTTTCAATAGATATTCCTTTATGTATTTCGCCGGCTTCTGATAATTCTTCAAGCGCTCTCGTTGCTACGCGAGCGTTTTTACCAACCTCATTTGGTTGTTTTTTTAATTTATCCAATTCGTCAATAACTGTTATGGGAATTAAAACTGTGCTATTTGAGAAACTTTTATATGCTAATGGGTCGTGAGCTAAAACTGAAGTGTCTATAACATATATTTTTTGCATTTAAGATTGATCTCCGAGGTAGAAAATGTTTACGTGCTGATTATGTTTTATTTTAATTGAACGCGTGATATGTTCTCCTATTGTTTGTATGATATATATCATTTTGATATTTACGCTTCTTACCATAATGAGATAATATTGCCCGAATGGTAATATTGCCGCTTAAATATGGAGCAAAAAGACACCAGTAAGGACATCCACGGAGATATTATGACAGATTTTTCGAAGTCAGGCAAGTTTTTAAGTAATCGCGAACAAGCGCCAATTGTTACACCACATATGGTCAAATCTGTCAGTCAATACAGACGCTCATCTTTAGAAGACGAAGTAGAACGCGGCGGGTTTAGAGAGCCCGGAAATCCCAACTATAATAATGATAAATACGCTTCTACTATTGCTGGGAATGTTATTTCAGGAAAAGGTTTTCGTAAAATCGCTGATATGAGCGATGGGTCCGGCGGCCCAGCTTCTGGTAATAGTAATTGGAGAGGTGGGGGCGGAACATTACAACAAACTCCAGAAATATATAGTCCGCTTTGGCTAAATAGCAACTTAAATCTTCCTCGTGATAGAGCGACAATAAATGCGTGGAGCCGCTCATTTTTTGCATTAAACCCTATTGTGCAAAACGCTATTTCTTTACATTCAACATATCCAATTTCTAAATTAAATATTAAATGCAAAAATGAAAAAGTAGAAAAGTTTTTTGCAAATATGATTGAAGAAATAGATTTAATGAACGTTTGTTGTCAAATTGCACAAGAATATTGGATATTAGGTGAAGCTTTTGTTTATGCTGAACTTGATGAGCGTTCTGCAAAATGGAGCAGACTTTTAATACAAAATCCTGATTATATAGCTGTTAAACATTCTGTAATTGCAGGCGAACCTATTATCAGTTTACGTCCTGATGAAAATCTAAGAAGAATAGTCACGTCAAATAGACCAGCCGACGTTCAACAAAGACAACGTTTGGATAAAAGTATAATTGAGCACGTTAAACGCGGTGAAAATATACCATTAAGTAATTTTTATGTTTCACATTTGGCAAGAAGAATTAGCCCATATGAAACAAGAGGAACTGGACTAATCGTATCTTTTTTTAGACAGCTTATGCTTTTTGATCGGCTTCGTGAGTGCAAGTTTGCACAATCAGAAAATATGATCAATCCGTTAACACTCGTTAAAATAGGAGGGCCAGACTATAAACCAACTCACGCTGATCTTGAAGCCTGGCGAGCTGTATTTGAGGAAGGGCAAGGAAACAAAGATTTTAAGGTATTTACACACGAAGGTGTAACTGTTGAACGTGTTGGATATAATCAAGGCATTCTTGATACCTCTACTGATATTACGCAGCTAATCAAAGAGATGTATATAGGACTTATGGTGCCGCAGGTTGTAATGGATGGCGGCGGAGACATTACGTATCAAAATGGTGGCGTTTCTTTGGACGTATTGCGTCAAAGATATATGCAATTTCGCAATATGTTGACAGTATGGTTACGTCGCAAAGTATTTGCTCCAATCTCAAAAATCAACGATTTCTACGAATATATAGATGGTGAAAAAGTTTTGATTGTTCCAGATGTAGACTGGAATCATATGGCAATGTTTGATATGGGAGATTATATAACAAATCTTACCCAATTGACCGCTGAGCCAAAAAGAGTTTCTGTTCAAACGTTGTATAGATCATTAGGGTTAGATTGGGAAGAAGAAAAACGTAAAATGAAGCAAGAGGCAATACACGAGGCTATTTTAGAAAAAGAAAAAGCCGTGTTAGCGAAAATGCCACTAAATGATTTACGTGCAATCGGATTAAATGATGAGATTCAAGAAATAATTGAAAGTCCACTACCAGGCGAAGGCCAAGAAGAACCAACAGGTGGAGGTCAAGCCAGCAGCATACCTCCACCAAATATGGGCTTACCTGGTATGGGAAGTTCAGAGCCATCATCGCAGCCGGAGACCTCTGCGCCGCCACCATCACTAAAATAAAAGATATTTAATCGACTATTATTTTCGCATATAGCAAAAGGAATTGATACTATGCAACAAGATATAATTATTATTACAGCTGCCGGCAGAAAAACTTGGCTTCGTGAAAAACTAACTCCATCTGCATGGATAAGAATGTTTGGCGAAGGAGTTATGGGAGGCTATAAAGAAAAAATGGAAGTCTTGCGCAGAGTTGATGATGCCATTTTTGAGTGGTTGAAAGATTTGCATAAGTTCTCAAAAGAAATGCGCCGTGCCGCAAAAGCTGCGCGATATATTGACGTTGCTATTCTTTTAAGTAAAATAAACGGCAGATTACAAGCTGTAAAAGATACAGCTCCAAGCGTAAAAAAATTGACAGAAGAAGAGACTCTGCCTTTTGAGCTACATCACAAAGAGGAATTGCCAAGTGGGGCATTATTTGCAGATGATAGTGACGATGAAATGGTGTCTCAGGCTAATTTTTCCAATTGGATGGGAAAAACGGATTGGGGTCGTAACTGGATTGCAAAAAGATTAGAAAATCAAGTAAGAGCTGATAGGCGTAAGGCTGTAGATGAACTTGTAACAAGAACTGAACAAGTTGTTTCAAACGTTCAAGCCAAGCTAGAAGAGCTTAGTAAAGCGCGCGCGGCTGGTAATATCGGTGCGTATGTTTCTGCTCTTAATGATATTTCACGCGAACAAGCAGCGTTCAAATCATTTTTTGAGCCAATATATAAGAAAAACCTGGAACCGTTGGTTCAAAAAGCAATGGAAGCCAAACAAGAAGCTGATAAACTTGAAAAGCAAAAAGCGGAAGAAGAAGCTGATACTAAAAGCCTTGTTGAAAAAACTGTTAAAGAAATGAATGAGCCTAAAACGCCTCAACATCAATCAGTTCAGAAAAATGTAACAAACGCTCCAAATGTAAAATTACCTGACGCCCCGCGACGAGTTAAAGGGCCAGGAGATTTATTAAAGGCTCCAGAAGGTATTACTGCGCCAGATCCAATTGTTCCAGCTACAGTAGTTGATGAACCTATTATACCACCAGAAGGTCATAAGCCTGAAGCATTCGTTGGTCCTGGGCAAGTTGTTCACGATATTCCTGAACCAAATCCAAAAGCGTTTCAAACGGCAAAACCGTTCGAACAATCTCCTATTTATGAGCAACCGTGGGAGATTGATCAAGAGACATTAAAAACAAACGTTCCGCCTGTTAAAAAAATACGTAAAAGAGCACCGCCAGCACCAGAAGGTGCCGGTGCAACAGCAAGCTCTCACATTAAAAATATAATCTTAAAAACAAGTCATCAAGATTTTGTAAATGAGCTTGTAAAAGCGTCTAATTCTGATGATCCATATCTTTTAGCTTCTATGCTTATTAGGTATGCAGGTATGATTGAGGATGATGATTTAGAAAAAAGTTTGCAATTATTAGCAGTTGCAGAGGGCATCATAGATGCGTAACAGTCAAATAATTCGTTTAGCGGCGTTAGAATTACAAACAATTGATAACAGCCAAGTTGTCAAGGTTGCTGGAATCGTGCGCCGTTTGAAGAATTGGTTTAAGCGCAAAACAGATTCGCAATATAAAGCGACAGTTGATGTGCTAAACGCAGACGCTGCAAAAATACAAGGCACATTGACTGCGCTTCATAGTGAGCTTAATAAGTTACAATCGGCAATCAATGACGGCGAATTAAGCGAATATAACATATCTCTTAATAATGTAAAAGAAATTGCTGCAAAATTATGGACTGAAATTAAACAAACATCTAATGATAGTAAAGATTATTATACCCTGCAAGATATGGAAGTGCCTGGATTTGAGGGCTGGTTTAAGAAGTTTTTGCCAAAAAGTTTTAGCGAAGAGGTAGATTTAGGCACAATTTACAATAAACCGTTAAAAGAAATTAAATGGTATAGCAATCTTGCCCCACAACAAATATCATTGCGGGACGGCGGCGCTAAACAATATTTATTTTCCAAAACCAAAGAGGCTTTAATAGAAGGTCATTTTGCAACACCAGAAGAAGCTGATAAGCTATTATCTAATTCAGAAGACTTTATTAAGACATTTCAAGACGCTGTTGTAAATGGCGTTTTAATTATGGCAAATATTAAACGTCCATCCAAATCCGTGGAACGTAATTTGGGCGGTAGCACAGAAATGCAAATAACTACGGCGCCGTTTACCATACCGGGCTCGAATGTTATTATGCAGGCAAAAGTTGATTTAATTGATTTAAGCACAACCAAATCAATTAGAAATAAATTAAGCCTAAGAAGAACTCATTATGTTACAATATTAGGCAATAAAGCTGCATCAAAAAGAATTGAACAATTAAAAAAGATATCTTTTCAACAGGAAGCTGAATATAAAGTCACAAAATTAGACCCGGCAAAGTTTGCACAAGTTTTACGCGAAGGATACAAGAGAGTATTCGGATCTGATCCTACGCTTGAGGTTCTTGGTGCTGGGTGGGCTCAAGCTGTTTTAGAAGGCGGAAGACCTGGCGGTATTATCAATTTACCAAATAATAATATTGGAAACATTAAAGCGACTGATGATTGGATTAAATCCGGAAAATCATATTTTATTAAACCTACAACGGAGTTTTCAAACGCAGGAAAACAAGAAAATACTGTTCCTGCAAAATGGCGTTCATATGATTTGCCAGAAGAAGGTGCGGCCGGATATTGGAAAGTTATTGGCAATACGCACAAAAACGCTATGGCCTGGATGGCAGCAGGAGACCCTAAAAGCGCAAGTATTACGCTTGGTGTTGGCGGATATTATACTGCAAATATTCCAAGATATACATCAGGCGTAAGCAGCATATATAAAGAATTTTTGACAAAAATAGCTCCAACTATGCCAGATCTAAAATCTGCTCCTGCTCCGGCACCTGGCCCAAAGCCTGAATTAAAAGATTGGCACGATGATTACTCTAAAGCAGAAAGAGAACAAATATTGGGTAAAAAACGATCATCATCGCCCGCTGTTGATGAAAAATTAAAAGATAATAAAGATCCTGATTTATCAAATATAGACTCTTTAATAAATACGCTATATGCCGATGATTCTGGACCATTAGAAAAAATTGTGAAGCAAGCTATACTGCAAGAACGTTTGCCGATTAGTAAGATATTGATTGTAATTTCTTCTGATACGGCATCATATGATGAAAAAATGCAATATGCTAAAACTGCTCGTCACATACTTAATAAGTTTATAGATTCTTCAACGTCTATACATTGTAATAATTATGATAAAATAGAATTACAATGCTCTGTTTTAGGAACACCTTTAACAGTTGTTAAAGCCTCACAGGCTTTATGTGATTGCATTTCTGACGGAATGCTGCTTGCTAAGAATATAAATATACAATCTATGGCGGTACCGGGATTTATATCAAAATACGCCGAAATAGATGCAGAAAACCTATACAAAAAAGCACGAACATCGCGCTTTAATCAATTTCTGGAGAAATAATGGAAACTTTTGTTTTGGCGATATTAAAATATCTTAAAGACCAAGAGGTTGAAATATATTGCGGTGATGAGGCCGAAACACATTTATTAGCTGATACAAATCATATTAAAAAACACATTATAAGAGGAATAATAACAGCAGCGAGCGGCGATTGTTTGGTAGTTAAAGTCGTTAAAGGTGGCTCATCGGCAAATGTTTATGTAAACGGTTTTAGTATTAAAACGATTGTTCCGGTAAAAGATTCATTATTCATTATGGATATTTATGAAAATGAATTACAGGGCAGGCGAAAATAATGATAAAAAACGCTTTTATCAGAAAATTACCAAACGGTAAATATAGAGTCGTTTCACATAAGGGCAAGAATCTTGGCACATTTGATTCAAGAGCAAAAGCAAAAAAACATTTATCAGAAATCGAGTTTTTTAAGCACAAAGGTAAACAAAAAAGAAAAGCGTCATTTGTTGCTATAATTAGTAAATTAGCAAATGAAAAAGAAACAACAGATACTTTTTCTTCAGCAATAAGAGAATTAAGAAAAAAATCACCAGAAAAAGTAAAAGCTTTCTTAAAATCTTTCAAAGAGGCGTTTGATAACGCTGTTGATGATGACATTGATAATGCTGAAAATGCGGCATTATTAGAAGCAAAAATGAAAAACAAATGACGCCGAGAATGTATAAGTTAGCAGCAGCTACGATTCAAATGGGATCTGCAAAAGATGCTGGTAAAGGTATTGCTGATATAGTTGTTTTTCTAATGGGTCGAATTAATCAAGAAAAAAGACGAGAAGCCATTATCAAATTAAGAACGAAAATCTGGAATCTCAATGAGAATGAAATATCATCAAAAAAGACTCCGCCATCGGCTTCTTACGGAACAGCTTTAACGTTCATCAAGACGATTCTGAATGGGCACAAACCTGATTACGTTAGAGCTGTGCTGTCTAATATAGTTCGTAATTTGTATTAAGGAACGAAATGCCAGGATTTCCAAAAAACTTTAGACACGTAGCTGAACAAGTATATGCCGGAGGTATTCCTGACGCACATTTTTTGTCTTTTTTTAAGAATACGCTTGGCGGTAAAACCGTATTAAGTCTTGATGCTAAAGCCGGTGCAGATATAGATTTTGATGTTAAAAAACTAAGCATGAGTCATATAATAATTCCATTATCTTCAGCGAAAATGGATCTAAACGATGATACGAAATATATAATAAATGCGGCAAGAAATGGATTGTTTGATAATCAGCCTATTTATATTCATTGCGTTCACGGTAGAGATCGAACCGGATTTGTAGTTGCTTTATATAGAGTTATAAAACAAAACTGGACATATAAACAAGCTATTGACGAAAGTGTTAAATATGGATATGGGCACGGAACATCTCCGGAAATGCGAAAATTATGGAAATATATATTGTCATTAGAAAATCTTGAACAAAAGATAATTGAAAATGATGATATGGGCAGTTTGGACGATGATATCGTCCAAACAATGCGAGATGATTTTTTAATGGGAAATGTTCCACCGGCATTTACTATGACTCAATCATTTGCGCCAGAAACTGATGTAAGAAGACAGATATCAACATATGAACCGCATAATAAATTAGATTTAACCGAATGTGATGATGATAAAATGATTTCAATTAAACGTAAATTACGTAAAAAAATTATGGAAGATATTATGAATAATAATGATATTCCAATGGTTGGATGCATCAACGGTTTTGGTGCACCAAACTCTGCCGGGCCATCTGCTATGGCCGGCAGTTTTTCAATAATATAGCAATAATATATCATACTTAATATATGCTTTTTAAACTTGCCAGCGCCATAGAGATGTCTTTTGAGGTTCCAACATCTGAAAAAGAAACTGCTATGGCTGCGTCTGAAAGATTTGATTTTGTAATAAATGCTATAAATCAAGCAAAAGTGCATCTTGATATAATGTATAATCCGTTCAAGAAAAACGAAAGTATCTCTACCGATGCTGTCATTGCTCATCGTGGTGTTATAAGTCGATATAAAAAACAAGTTAAAAAAAACTTTAATAAAGTAAAAGAGCTTTCATTAAAATCAATCCAGCTATTAAATTATTTTTCAACAGATACTCATACGTTAGAAATAATAAATGCATTTAGAGACGCCGTGCAAGATTTAGAAAAACACGTTGTAGTTTTTATGGATATATTAGATGATTATAGATCGCCAGATTTTAGAAATAATATTCTATCTTCAATAGAAGGTGTAAAAAAATATTGTTCACAGGTTGAAAAATTGATTAAAGATAGAATTATTGATCATATAGATACTAATATTTTGGCAAGAAATTGGACGACAAGTGTTGGCGATCAGCTACATATTAAGATTCAAGATAAGATTCCTATGATTACAGAGTTATTTAATGAAAGACAAAATGCAATCAACGGCGTAACATCTCACGTAATGCCAAATATTGAAAAACGCCCACAAACACTTAATCCGGGAAATACGCAAAGGTTTTTCGGCGCGACTGACGAAAGACAGTCAGATGGAACGGGAGAATATTAAATGAGTTTTACAAAACGCGGTGATGCAGAAATAATTGAAATTATCAAAGAATCCAAGCCTAATGATAAAGAAACGGCAGAAGCTTTAGACGCCGTTAAAAAAACTGTTATTAAAAATACAGAAGAAACTGGTAATAAAATTGGATTTAATATAGAATATTTGGAATAATATATGACTTTAATAAAATTAGGCGAATCACTTGTAATCGATAATTCGGCAATTCAGGCCGCAGATAGTGTTTTTGCCGATCAAGATATATTCAATAGATTTCAGAAAATCGCAACCGATCTGAAACAAATCGCTCCAAAAGCAAAAGATTTTCTTTATTTTAGCTGTATAATGATGACAGCTGCTGAAGCTTCATTATATGATGATGATGGTAAAATTAAAAAAGATTCGAGCGGTAGTCCGGTTGAGGCGCGATGGGAAAAAAAGGGAGAATCTTGGAAATGGATTTGTTCCGATGAAAGTATTAAACCTTACAAAAATGCAAACTCCGACATATTTCCTTCAAGCGAGCTAATAAAAGCATATAAAAAATGGATTGGTAAACCATTATGCTTAGATCATAAATCAAGTTCTGTTGATATGATTCGCGGTCTTATTCTTGATACATATTATGATAGACCAAATAATAGAGTCGTAGCGCTGTGCGCTCTTGATAAGAAAAATTATCCAGATCTTGCTCGTAAAGTTGAGACAGGATATGCAACTTCTGTATCTATGGGAACCGCCGTTGGACGCGCTATTTGTTCAGATTGCGGAAATGTTGCAAGAATCGAAAGTGAGTTTTGCCCGTGTATGCGTAATAGAAAATGCTATGGTGAAATAAACGTAGACTTAAATCCAATTGAGCTGTCAATTGTAGTAAATGGCGCTGATCCGAAAGCAAAGATTCGTCATATTGTTGCAGCAGCTAATAATCTCGCACAATATGTAGAGCTTAAAGAAGCAGAGCTTAATAAGCTCGGCTCTGTTGATACGGCAAAAACTAAAGAAATTGAAGATGGATTAGATGAAGCCATCAAAAAACTAGAAGCTCTTAAACAAGAAGTAAAAGAGCTTAATGAGCGCTCTTCGTCTGAAGGGCCAAAAGAAACGCAAGACGCACAAGATGCAGATGTCACCAAAACGGCATCTCATAACACTGATATTTCATCAGATAATGTGCTTGGTGATATTTTTAACAAACTTGAAAATCTTACAAATAAAGTAAATAAGCTTTCAATGATACATAATGAGGATAAAAAAATGGCAACTAAAAAAGAAGGTTATTTCCAAGGTGGTGGCGGTGTCAATGAACCGACTCCGGGCAAACCAAAATACGAAAAAGAAGACGAAGATTCAATTCGTGATAAAGAAGACAAACAAATGGTTGGTCAAATGGATACCGGCCCTGTAGATGGTATGCATCCTGGATACGAAAGCTTTGGCGAATCAGAAGAAGCTCGTAAAAAGAGACTGCTACGTTTAGCTTCTGAGCAAGAAGCGCGTCAATTACGTCGTCAAGCTGCTCTTGAAAAAGCCCAAGAAAAGTTCGCTCCTCGTAAAGAAGGATATTTTATGGGCGGTGGTGGCGTTAATGAACCTACCCCTGGTAAACCAAAATATGAAAAAGAAGACGAAGATTCAATTCGTGACGAAGAAGATAAGCAAATGGTTGGCGCTCCTCCTTTCCCAGGCGTTGGTAAAGTTGACGGATTATACAGCGACGATCTTAAAACAAAAGAAAAACTTTTGCGCGCTAAATTGACCGCTAAGTTCCTTGAAGCTGCTGGTTCAGACGAATCAACAAATCGTGCTGAAAGTCGTTGGCAGGTATATGCTGATAAGAAACTTATTCTTTCCGCGTCAGTTGGTGACATTGCTGGTGGAAAAGTTGAAGCTCTATATGATACCATTCATAGTCACGACTTCGGCAAAAAACTTCTAACAAAGATTCGTTCAGAAGGTCTCGATAAAGTTAAGAACGGCCTAATGAAAAATGCGGCTGACCCTGCGACAGGCGGCGCCCCAATGGCTCCTGCTGTTGCTGGCTCTGCTGGTCCTGCCCCGGATATGGGTATGGACGCCGCCCCTGATGCTGCGCCGGTTGATAAAGGCGGCACTGGTGATAAAAAAGATACAGTTCCAGAACTATTAGACGTTCTAGATAATACGGCGGCTGATCTTCGTAAAGGCATTGATGTACTAACTAATAAATCGGATAATGAATTATCTGGCGGATTTGAAGGACTTGCCGGTGGTGAAATGCCTCCTGCTACAGCGTCTCTTGTTGTTATGCAGAAGAAACTTGGTAAAGCGCTTCTTATCGGAATGAAACAAGCTTCTAAAGATTTGAGCGAGCACGTTGAAGAACTTAAAATGGCTCAACATATTAGAAGTAACGGCAAAAAGATTAAAAAGTCCGATGAAGCGTATGTTAGTCAGCTAATTAAAGATGCGTGTGATGATGCGAAATCAACAGTTGCTGATTGTTATAAACTAATGGGCGCATTTGTTAAATATGCTCACGGCACAGAAACTTTGATTAAAAAAGCCAAACAACACGCGATGCTATCAAAAACATCACAACTTGGTGTTCCAGGTGGTTCTTTATTCCCAGATTCAACAAAGAAAATGCCAGCCAGTATGACAGGGCCGGTTGGTGGTGTTAAAAAAGACCCATCAAAAATGACCATGGATGAGCTAACCAAACAACGCGGTGCAACTCCCGGAAGAGATAAAGCTCTAACCGGAGTTCCATCAGGCGCTCCTGCGACTGCTCCTGCGGCTGGTTCTGGTGTTGGTTCTCCTGTAGATATCAGCGGCGACACTATTCCTCAAACTATGCCAGGCGAACGCGGCAGTATGGCCGATGACTCGTGCATGGCTGATGACAAAAATGATGTCGTTGAAATGAAGCAAGATGGAACGATGACCGCCTCAACACCTTCTGATGTTGATGCTATGATGAAAGCAAAGAAAGCAGAATCATTTGATTTAACCACAAAAGAAGGTCGTACAATGTATCGCACAAAATTAGCTGATAAAGGTCTAGTCTTCAGTGACATGTTGGGCAAAGCCCATAAAGGTGGAGTTACTACACAACTTGATGTAAAGCCAACAGGCGATCTTGCTAAGGTTGAAACTCTTGAAGAAGAACATAAAGCTATGATGGACGTAGCCGTTGCTCCTCCTAAGGTGCGCAAAGAGGCTAGCGATATACAACGCCTTGTTCAAGCTGGTAAAATTGATCCATCAAGAGATTTCCCCGCTCTAATTGCAAACGGTCTTGATAAAGATGCCGTTTCATATTGGAAGAGCTTCTGGGGCGATGCCGGCAAAGAAGGTTCACAATTTGCGACAGAGCTTGTTAAAGAACACGCTGCGCATAAGGCTGCTGAAAAAGAAGAAGTTTATCGCGTTAAACTGTCTCGTGCATACGAAGTTGCATACGATATGGTTCGCAAAGGTATGATTGGTGACGATTCTCACGCTTTGAGTCAACAGGTCAATGAACTGATGAAGTTCAATGATGACGGATTTAGCAGTATGAAGCGTTGGGTTGAACGTCAACCAATTGCCAAGACTGCTTCTATTCCTCAGGTTGGTTTAATTGGAACAGGAGAAGTATTTGTTCCTGCGCCAGAAGCTGCTCAATCTGATTTCGTATTAGATTTAGCCAAAGCTTTCTCTAACAGAAAATACTGAAATCGGTATATGAAATAGGCGGCGTAGCGCCGCCTATTTCATATTATGATTAAATAATTTTTAAGGCCAAATAATGCGAAAGTTTTGATTTGATCAAAATAATTCACAATAAAAAGCAATTTTATGAAAAAAACGAACAATGAATTAGCATTCGGTATGGAAAGCGTTTTGGCTGATGAAAATTATCAAAATATTTTCACCAAACCAAAACAAGCAAGCGCAAAAGAATCTATAGAGGTTAAATTATCTGCTGATAATGCTTCTAATACGTTTAGCACGCTGCTTGCTCTTTCCGATATTCTTGATGATATGGGTTTCTGTAAAAGCGCCCAGCAGCTTCTAAAAGCAGCTGAAGCTATGGAAGAACCAGAACACAAATCTGAACATGAAGACAATGATCTTGATGATTTATTAAAAGAATTATCAGTAAAAGAAGATACCGGCGATGTTAGTTTTGTAATAGATAAACCGTGCGAAGACGATGAAAAAGAAGGCAATCCAGAAAAAGGGCGTGAATAATATGAAAAAATCTGCATCATCTTTAGGAGATCTGGTAGCTTCAGAAATGAATAATATCGTCAATAGCGAAGAGCATATCGATATGTTTACAAAAGTTGCCAAAAAGAAAGAAAAAGAAGAGGATAAAAAATCCAAAAAAGATAAACCTGGCAAATTTGAGCTTTTTAAGAAAAAAGATAAGAAAGATGATAAAGCTGCTGACGGCAAAGGCTCTAAAAAGAAAGATAAAAAATCTAAAAAAGAGATGACATCTGAGTCTATGCTCGAATTCGTAAATCTTCTTACTGAAGCATCAAATACGCTTGATGAGTGCGGTTTTGTAAAAAGCTCAGCACTAACATTACAAGCTCTTGATACTCTTATTTCAGAAGCCGCTTTAGATATTTTTGCCGGCGAAGAAGATGAAGATATTGAAGACCTATTAAGCGATCCTGAACTTGCCAAAGTTCTTGATATGTCAAAACACAAAGAGCATACGCCTGATTATACAGAAGATCCTGCGTTAGAGCTTGAACTTGCTGGTATTGGAGATGACGTAGAGCCAACTCACGTGTTTGATGACATCGATGAGGTTGATGATAATGAAGAACTTCTTAAAGATTTAGGTTTAGGCAAAAAAGATCAAGAAGACTCATATGTTGATGAAGATGTTTCTAAGGTTCTTGCAAAACTTGACGCATTTATTGCTAAAAACGCAGGAGACCTTGATGATCCAGAATTGACCGATGAGGGTTTTGATTACAGCAGCGATTTAGGTGATAAAGAGCTTATTAGAATGCCAAAAGAACATAAGCACGATCCTGACTGGAAAAAATATAAAGATTTAACCCCATCGGAAAGACTTGAGCACGAAATGGGAGCCGGTCTTCACGAAAGACTTCCAATGGATCCAGACGAACTTTCTGATGAAGAAGTATATCCGGATGTATTTGAGGATATGCCGCGAGATGAAGACGCCGAGTTTGCAAATAGAAACAAATGGGATTATGATAATGCCGATGACGATGATGAAGAAAGCGAACGTGAACTGCTTCGCCGTATCCTATCGGAAGATCCTGATGCTATTGAAGACGAAGACGATGAGTTTGAACCCTTTGGATCATTGACAAAAGCTCTTCGTGAAGACGAACATAGTGCCGATGATGACGAAGATTTCGAGGATGAAGAATGAAAAACCCCGACATAGCCGAAGAAATGTTTAAGAACCTACAAAAAGAAAAAGGCACAGATAAAGCAAACGATACACATAAACTTGCTGTTGCTTTGTTGGCTCTTAATAAAGCTGCGGATATTTTGGATAATATGAAGGACTTCAAATCATCCGAAAGATTGACACGCATAATTGAAAAATTAGCAAAAGGTTAAATATGTTCATTAAAAAATCATCTGTTGATGAAATAGCCGAAGGTTTGGAAGAAAATATCAAGCTGGCATATAATGCTGAAGAAGATTTGATTAAATCAAATGTCAAATCTGTTGTTGCGTGCCTTGCATTAGCCAGTGATTTGCTTGATCAAGTCGGTCTATCCAAAGAATCAATGGCCGTTTCTATTATTCTGAAAAAAATAGCTGAAGAAAAAGACCCTTCGGCTCCTGCATCAAGCGAAAAAGCACTCTCAAATCTTGAACATAAAGGATGGATGTTTAATGCGGACGATGATGACGATATTGATCGTGAAGAAGATGCGGTCGAAATAGATTGACAATTTAATTGATAATGAATTATTATTAATAAATCCGATGATGAAAATTGTCGGATTTTGATGAAAATTGTCGGATTTTTTATTTTTGCGGTAATATAGCAATATTGTCAGTTATATATAGAGTAAAAGCGTCAAATATTGGCGAATTAAAGACCTTTGGAGAATATAAAGTATGAAAAAATTAAATGCAGGTGCAATTTGTTAAGGCTTGTGCAGGTTGCTAACAGTTTGCCGTTTTCTTTTCTTGTTGATCCTAATGCTGAGTTTCAGGCGGGAATGATTGCCCAGCTTGGTTCAAGCGGCAATCAGGTAGTATGCGGAGTATCTGACGGGCGGGCACCAATTGGTATTATAGATGATATTAAAACACATTCATTTACAGCCGCTTCTATAGACGAGATTGTTATTGCTCCGGCAACTGGTGTTCTTCAGAATGGTGTTTATGTTACGCCGGTTGATATTAAAATGGAATTGCAAAATCCCGTTATTTTACTAAGCTCATTCGTATCTGATCCAGTTGACGTTGAGCTTATTCCAAGAAACGGTGTTATAGTATTTCTCGCAGGAACGCCGCTTAATTTTAGCTTGACAAACAATGGCGTTCCTGACGCTATTAGAACAAGAGTTTCTTATACATATCAAGTGCCAAATATACCAGGCGATGATTCAACGTTTGCTAGCGGAAGAATTACTGTATGGTTTACAAGGTTGCTTGCGCAAACAGATATGTATGATACATCCGTTCGTTATCCTATAAACGCGACATTGTTTGTAAATGAAAAGGGGCTTTTAACAACAAAGAGAATAAGCGAAGAATATCCCGGTATTGCTTTGGTCACTGAACCTCCCAACGTTATAAATAGTAGTCTTGGCTTTCTTTTACTGTAATTCTGCAAAATTGGTATTAAAAATTAAAATCTCTGCATAAATACGTATATTTGCAAAAGGCATATTATGAGTAATATTGATACGGATTGGAATGCAGCGTGTTCATCGGAAATATTCCGCGAATATGTAAAGAACGAGCTTATTAAAGAGGCTAATGCTCCACAACCTGCGCCATTGGCTTCTGCTGATGATGCTCTTGTCGAATTTGAACAGTTCGAAAACCGTGTGCGTTCAGATCCTAAATTATTTGCTGCATTTAAGGCTCTTCAACAAAAGTTTGCAAATGATCCTGCTTATCGAAATAAAACAGACTCAAAGTTCGTTGAAGGCGTCCTTCTCTTAAATCTGGTCGAGGAATAACAATGACATATAAAACAATTTCATTTGGTGATAGCGAAGTTATGCGTTCACTTGAAAAACTCGCCATCAAAAATAAAACATTTAAGCCAGATATTATTAAGAAAACTGCTGCTAAATCATCGCAAATAATGCCAAGCGAAAATATATATAATGATGTTTTATCTCTTGCCAGCGCTTTGAGAAACAAAGGTTTTATTAAGGATGCAGAAAAGCTCGAAAATAAACTATTTGTTTTTAAGCTGGCGGAATCTCATTTATATCGTGCAATTGATGAGGATGGCGAGGATATTGTAAACGCCGCTCATCCTGACGGCGATCATCACGTGGCCGACGCCCAAAATCAAAACGGCGAAGTTGAAACCGAGCTGTCAAAACACGAAAAGATTTTGCAGGTTATAAATAAAAAACCGACTGGCAAGTATGCCAGTCAAAAAGCCGGCAAGTATGCCAATCAAAAGGCCGGCAAATATGCGCAGGTTGTTGATAATCTTATTCTTGCAACGGCCGAAATATTGAATGTTGATTTGATGAAATTGGCACAAAAGGCTAAAAATAAACCAGCTCTAACACCTACTGAATTAGAAGACATATCTAAACAAGAATGGGATGATACTGCAACTCCTAAAACTAAGAAAGCGATTACAGAAGCGAATGAAGCTGTTCAAGAAAGCAATGATAAATTCACGCAAAGTATTCAAGGCGCAATCGATAATACAGGGTTAGCAGGAAAAGGTTTACAAGATTGGGCGAAGTTTAATGCTACAAAATTATTTGACAAAACGCAATCTATTCCGGCTTATGCTGTTTTAGCTGGTGGTTTGGATTTAAAAGAAATCCAAACATTTTTATTATTATATGCTAATATTGGCGGAATGGATATTGGCACTATTTCTAATAGGATACGATCTTTTAGTGGAGATCCAACCAAATTAGCAATAATTTCTGCCGCGTTTCCCGAATTAGCTAGTTATTTTCAAGAAGGTTCGGCGAATTTTATTTTAATGGAACATACTAGCGGTTTTGAACAAAAAAAGCCGTTAAATGAGGCTAATGTTGTCGCTGCTGCAAATGCTACAAGCGCAAAAATGATCGCAGCCTACAATAAGTTTTTTGGACCAGATATTCTAGCAAAAGCTGACGCTAAAAATATTGCTAAAATTGCGCCTATTGTAGCATCGTTGAAAACTATACAAACAAGCATATCAACAGTTCCTGAAATTAGACGTTCAATTGGACTTACAAAAAACGCATTACAATCAATCAATAAAAATATTGACTCTCTAAGTCTACAATTGGCAAAATTAGCTCCAACTTATGAGTCAATAGGTGCGCCGAGCGCTATTGAAAATGTAAATGCAAATCTTACAAAATCAAAAGATATAATAAATAATCTTATTACATCACAAATTGATCCATTAAAAATTACATTAAGATCTTCAAATGATGAACCTGTTGGTGACGCTCTTCAAAACTCTTTGAATAGTTTTATCAAAGCCAGAAACACTTTGACGGCTTATATTAAAACCGTAGGAGCCGATGATGTTGATAAAGGTAATTTACAAGAATTACGAACAGTTATTAACGTATTATCCGGGTGCGATAAAGATATGCCATTTGCTGTTGTGCGTGAAAAATTAAATGATGATCAAATAACTAGTCCAACAGCTCTTGTAAATAA